TAGATTACCAATGAATCTTCCATCATACGAAGCTGATTAACTGGTTTAACTGCCTTTTGTAAGTACGAAAGAATACGTTTACGGCTTGGATCTAACATACCTGATGTACAATATGCAATCGAATCTTTATGTATTTTCAGACCAGACTGACGACCACTTGCATCAGCAGTATCTTCAGGATCACTATATATGAAAAACTCTTTTGCACCTTTTACTAGAGTTGCACCAGTTTTTGGATCCTTTTCTTCTGTTACTTCCTTTACTTTACGAAGCATAATGGGATCAATATATCGTAAGTCTTGAATACCTTTCTTTGGGGCATTCGAATCAATTACAATATGATATGGTAACCGTCCATCGATATACCACTTTTTAAATATATCATGACCATGCTGACTAAAGTTTAGCATTGTCAAAATATTATCAAATTCTTCTCTGATTGTCTCTTTAATAGCATCAGAGGTCTCTACTTTGTCTAATACAACATCAACAGGTGATGAATCATGATCACCAATAATTGCATCATTTACAATATCTTCAATTGCAGTATCACATTCTGGATGCGATGCAATATCACGGTACTTAAGAATTAAGTCCGCTTCGTTCTTTTGATTATTGCCTTCTAAATCTAAATAGGATCCAAAATGCCCTGCAGCCTTAATGACACCTGCGCCGTCCTCTTCCGCATTGGCGACAAAGGTCTTTACTGAAGGTTTCTCAGTAGCATCTGCATCTTTTCTTTTTATCTCAAAGCCAAAAAACTCAGCCATGTCTAATAATCTCCATAATAATGGAGGGGAAGGAAATTCCCCTCACTATATTATTTATACACCAATTAAGAAGTGGTATCTGATTCCCAGTATTGAACTTGTAGCTCAACTGTAAACTCTTCGATAGCATTCTCTGAATCATAGTTAACATCAATTGCAGAGATATTCGTTGGCCAAGTACCTCGGAAATCATAGCGCTTTGAAACACTACCATCTCTACGTAATTGCTCAACAATCATATCAGCTTGATAATCAACAGGATTAACAAGACCTGCATTATTATTATGTTCATTGATACCATTCATCCATCGCTCAAACGCATTTCTTACACTGAACTCACCATCATTAATTACAGTGATAGTCCATGGTTCGAATGTACGATCACCGGCAATTTGTAATTGACGACCACGAAACGGAATCGTGATCGGTGCAATTATCGAAGCTGGTAACTGAGCACCTTTACACATAAATGAAGTAAGTTCTACATCACCCTGCGCATAACCAGGAAAGTTACATGTTACCTTGAACATGTTGGCGCGAGCACCACCTCCTGTTAGTTTTGACTTAAAGTCATCTACACCTAAAATAGCCATTTTTATTTACTCCTATTGTCCAGCGATTTCACTAAACTCAACACCAGTACGCGTGGCGATAAAGTTTAATTTAATAAAGTTAATTGATCGAGCTGGTTTAATGAATATATCAGCAACGAATTGGTTACTATCAATAACATTACCAGTGTTATTTGTTTCATCACAAATTACCAAGAAATCAGTAATACCGCGACGGCCCTTAACATCACGCAAGAATGGTTCTACCATGTTACGGAAGTTTGCGCGGGTAAACTCATCGTTAAATTCAAATAACATGCTCTTAGATGCAGTTGAAATTGCTTTTTCCAAAACAATAAACAATCGACGAACATTAATTCGATCGAATGCAGAAGCACGGAATTGTGAAGTTTTATCACCGAACAACATTGTCCCTTGTCCTGGGAATGAAACTAGCGGGTTAACGCTTGCTTTATATAATGTATCACGCTCAGCTTTATTAGGATTAAAGCCTAATTTGGTTACTCCTAAGAGTTGACCACGAGTTTCACCAGCTGGTGAGAACCAAGCATCAGCAACACGATCAGTATTAGCACAAAGACCAGCTATATGACCAGAAGCGTTTATGAATCGATACGTATCGGTATATTTATCATATACTTTAACAGAAGTTGAATCTAGTATAACATATGATGAATTACGACCAGAAAGCGTAGCATCAGATGCAATTGTATCTGCAGAAATAGCACTACTACCATCTGTTAACGACACTGGAGGAGATACAAAAGCAACACAATCTTTACGATGCTCTGCTACCTCTTGAAGTTTAATAGCAATTGCAGCACTTTCTGTTGATAAATCCGCAGTAGCAAAAAGCAAATTAACATCAAGTGTTTCTGCGTCTTTTAACAAATCTAAGCCAGTTACTACTGCCGTATTTGCTATAGTACCAGCTACGCCTAAGCTCAATGCGACTACCAGAGGAGCTGTATCTGCAGCTGCAGTATATGATGTGCTATCTTGTGTAATCTGTGCTGGTATTGCAGCAGTACCATTTAGCCATGCCGCACCAGTATAACCTGCATAGATATATTGTGACTTTGAATTAACAACATCTTTAAAGAAATTAGTAGAACCATCGTCATTTTTAGCATTAGTACCTTGACTTAGTGCCTCAAATGTTTCTAAAACTGTTCCTGGGACTCCACTAATTACGCCTGTTCTATCAACTACTGCAATATGTAGCTCATCGGCCGCGTCAGCGTTACCCTTTGATACTGCAAAGTTTGAAGTTCCAGGAGCTCTTGAAAATAGTGCTTTATGGGTCCATGCAGTAAATGAAGTACTGTTTGCTAGACAAACGTGTACATCTATTGCATTACCTTCAACACCAGGCGAACGTGCAATAAAATCACCTGCAGTCTCTGCAAGAGTTAGTGCATCAAATGCGTCCTTAGTTTTAATAAGTTGAGCTGTAGCATCACCCGCAGCAGCTGTACCAGCTGCATTAAGAGCTTCAGCTCCTTCAACTCTTATTACTTTCAGCGCGTTTCCGTATTTTAGGAAAGCCGCCATTGGGCCAAAATATTTAAATGTTGCTGCAGTAGGTTCACCGAAGGTTTCCACTAACTGTTTTTCCGAACTAACAGTAATTGGAGTATCAACGGGACCCTTTGTGAAAAATCCGACTGACCCACCTATACTAGTAGATACCGCAGGAATCACATTTGTTGCGTCGATTTCTTTTACCTCGACGCCGGGCGAGACTTGAAATGCCATCTTTATATCCTCTCAAAGGTTAAATAGTGTGTGTTCATAATACGATACTTACTCAATTACTATTATTTATAATATTTATAGTTTCGAGATAGGCTCTTGGACAACCCATTGTTGCCCTGTATTATCTACTTCCACTACTGGTTCGTCTACAGCTGCACTTGTTATAAAACCAAACGGTATTAAATCATCTTGTATCGCTTGCAGCTGCTCTTTGTATAACATATTCTTCATATCAATATCAGTTATACCATTAAATATATCCGTTGTAGCAAACCATGCAAACATGACTAGGTTCATTACTAAGTCATCATGATTACTACCCGATGCTTGAAACGATGTACCTCTTGCTTCGAATGTACTCATCTCCATAATTGTGTTTGCGTCTACAATATGCAATTTCTTTTGCTCAACAAAATCCTTTAATGTAGAACAACCGATACGTTTTACACGTTTAGTCATTGTAGCACCAATTGCACCAGCTTTCACAGTTGATTCTACAAATAAGTTTTCGTATTCTAAATCATAATATAAACCATTACATACAACACTACCTTGATCGTTTGATTCTACAATGATATATGCTTCATTGTATGTCATAGCATACTTGTATATAATATCAGGAAATAATAATGCTGATAGATTATTATCTCTAAATGTTGCAACCTGTTTAAACGGATTGACTGATGTGTCTATAATATTAAAGGTTGAATAATCTTGCCCTCTACCTTTCGCAACATCGACACACATAATATAATTATGACCTTCTATCGGTCTTTCATAAACATATGTATTCTCTTGTGTATATATTGGATCTTGAGCCTTTTGAGCAAGTAAACATTCTGCAGATATAAGGCTATTACCTCTACCCTGAAATGTATTACCAAACTCCTGATCAAACTGTATCTGAGAAGTATTGGCAATTGTTTGCTCTTTCCACTTATCATCTCGCCCTGGAACATCCCACCAATCTACACGAAAAGGTTTAAACTCATTTGTCTTTGTGACAGCTCCTTCCCACAGTTTATGGTATACATTACCAATACCATTTGCTGTAGAAGTAATAATAATCTTTGTATCTTTACCAGATGATACTACTGGGTACGTTGATGTATAGAATGTAGCATCATTGTCAATAAAAGCAAACTCATCAAGAAACAGTAAGTTAATCGATAGACCACGAATAGAACTACCAGACGTAGCAGCTGCAATAATCTTTGAGTTATTACTAAATTCTATAGAACCCTTGTTTAATGCCTTACAACCTGGCTGCAAAAAGAATGGTAAGTTCTCTAACATAAGAGTAACTCGAGCTAACATCTCTCTTGCAGTAGCACCTTTGTTTGCAAGTATGGCAATAGTCTTTTCCGGATTAAAGATTGTAAACCACAGTAGATACGCTACTGATGATATCGATTTACCAGACTGACGACATGCCAATACAATTGAAAATCGATTATCGTTAAAATGATTAAACATCTTTTCCTGATAATCATATAGATTAAAGGGAACTAGTCCTTCATCGAGTGATATAATCTTAACGTAAGTTTTTGCAAAGTACGCAGGATCCTGCATACATTTTTTATATTCTTTGATTTCCTCAAGTGTAAACTGAGCCTCGACTCCGTCTCTCTTTACATTAGGATTTCCAAGATAACCAAATTCATTATTCTTTAATGTCGCCATCAATCACTTTTTCGTCAGTGTCTAAGAGCATTCTCTGTAAATCAGTAGTGCTACCTATAAACATATTATTATTAGTTACTTTACTTTGTTCTTCTTTTTTACCTACTAAGTCTTGCTTACTCTTTTGTAATGACATCAGCTTATCAGTTACATCACCAATGTCTTTAATTGATTTTGATAATACTTCAAATGCTCGGGGGTGTTCTGATTCACGAGCAATTTCGGCAAGAGAATCTAGTGATCCCATACCTGTACTTATGAGTTCTTTGTAAGTATCTCTTGAGAAAGTATAATCATCATTTATATCTTTCTTAGACGTAAGCTCTTTATCTACCTCAGCGTGTTTAGTTTCAGCTGGTAGATTTTTTTCTAATGATTTTTTTAGTGTATCTTTTTTATCAAACATAATTAATCAAAGTCAGTTAAATCAATATTAGTTGTTACTGTAAAGCTCGATTCGGTATCGTTATTTCCTATAGTTATATCCATTTCAGATATATTATTGGCGCTTTGAGCTGATTGATTAAAGTCAATATTAACTTCTCTAATAACTTTATTATCACCAACCGGACCATAGAATGACATTTTCATTGTAAAATCTAAGCTGTAAATTAATACTCTTCGAGACTGGTAATCACCTTCATACTGATCATCAAATGATACACCATTTAAAATAATAGGTACGTCTTGTTTAAACGAAGCAAATTCGTCTACTGGTTTAATAGATAAAGTATATTCAGGCTGGAAATATGGTAGTATTTGTTCTAAAATCTGCAATCCATCATCCTGATTTTTAGCCATGATATTAAGTTGCATATTAATATTATATGGAGCAAATTGCTTAATTACATTACGTTGAGTCGTAGTACCTGTAGTTCCTGGTTCAGTTATAGTTGTTCTTTTACCAAGCTTTTTAGTTGTATCTAATTCTATACTAGTTATCTCAAAAGACATACGAGGAAGCTTTAAAGCAACAGACGCATCTTGACCAGTTAATGAGTCTAGACGAGATAAAAACTTTTGTTTAGGGCCATAAGCTAATGGAACCTTCTGTTGATTAATGAGAGATCCATCACCTTTCTTACGAGCAATTGTAATGTTATTAAACATTGTTCCAAAGACAGCAACTGATTTACGAACCGTAGCATGATAGAAATGAGAACCAAACATTATAATGTCTCCGATGGATCACCGAATGGATTAGATTCAGAAAAGTCAATAAAGTTATCACCTTCGATTTCAAACTGAACATTCTTAGCTTGTGAATCTGAAGCAAAGGTATTATTCGTATCATCATCAGCTAATGTATATACGTTTGTAATTACGCATGTATTACCAGATTTTGATCCTACTAGATTATTAGCTGATGAAGTTGCCGATACTATAAATTCGCGGGCTGAGTCTGTAGCAGTAGCAGCATTTGTAGTATCCTTAGTTCCAATATTAGATACAGAAATTGTAGCTGCAGTATTTGATGTTTTGGTAATAGCTTGTACTTCGCCAAAGACTGTAATACCAGCTGAAAGAGTTTGAGTAACAATCTCACCTTGAGTAAAGTGATTACCGCCTGTTACAGCAACATCTATTCCAACCTGATAACCATACTGTGTTTCTACATTATCAATAGCAGCAATACCAGTATCCATTTCTTGATCGTTATATTCGAACAATGAGCATGATAATTTATAAACTGGTAAGTTAGATAACTGATAGAAAGGTTTATCATCTTCAACTAGACTAATTTCAAAGAAAGAATTAGACATTGGAAGATATAATAAATCACCCTCTGCAGGCTTTAATGTACCTTCGTTTAAACCAATGCGTTGATTCCATATTTTCCTAGAAATAATGAATGAAGCTTCGTCTCTTATCTCAAGACCAAACTTACTATATAAATCTCCTTCTCCATCAAAGCCTTCAGCATTTTCAATATATGCTTCTATTAGGTATGCATCATCAAACTTAGATGCTGGATCTTCGCCTAAGATGGTATCACGACTAATAATAGTGCGAGGAATATAGTAGACATCTTGTGCAAATATCTTAAGAGATTCTATGATCAAGTCTTCATACAGATTTTGCTCTGATTTGACGGCTTGAGAAAAATATACGTTTCTAGGCATTTATTATCCTACGTAGAAGTCAACTGGCTGTTCCCAATTTAACCTAACTTCTTCTTCTAGTTTTACTAAGTCTTCAACAGCATCATCAAACAATTGACGACCATTAAATGTGACTCCACCAGGCATTTGCATCCCTTCAAATTTAATTAGGTTTGCACCCCATTGTTTCTTAATCAATGCTGTAGCATATTTCTTTAAATAATAATCGTTATATACCTGCAGGTATACAGCAGGATCTACAATCCGATATGCTTCAAGTACAATAAACTCACCAACTGAAACTTCATTGGCCCAATCCATTACAATATCCAATCTATCTTTATGTCGATTAAATGAGATTCGTTTATCATCAGAATTAACAAGAAGATCTACTGTCGACATATGCTGTTGTGTTTGAACATATTCTAGAATATTGCCCATATAACCGAGTTTATACATGTCGTTTAAATGTAATTGATATTTTACATCAAACATATCTGCACTTATAGAGCCAGAGTTACTAATAGGTAGAACTCTAACGACATCTGTTACGACTTCTGGTATTGCAATATATTGATTATCTATGTCAGTTTGTGTCACTTGATGTTTTAAGAATACTTTCTCTGTGGCATCAGTGTGATAATGCTGATAGAATTGTAAAGCTTCATCTATTCTATCATCTAGTTGATCTTCGTCAATATTAATTTCGATAACAGGTGCACCTAGATTTCTTAGGCAGTAATCGATTAATGTTGCTCTACTGTTTGGCTTTGCCATTTAAAACACCTCTTACTTTACTATATTTATATGGTTTATTTATATGTTATGAAGGCTTAGTGGGCCAAGTAACATCAAATGGATCTGATTCATTAGTAATATCTCTTAACGCTTGGCGATATGTACCCCAATCGGATGCAATGGTTGTTCCAGCTTCAACTGCTTGTATTACCATGTAATCAGACTCAGCTAATATAGAATTTCTTTCACTTCTAACTCCGCGCCAACCAGCTTCTATTCTTGCAGCTTGATCTTCAGCAGTAACTTCTGTTAAATACCAACTAGAAGTTTCACTATTCCAATTAAGGTTATGAGTCGTCCCATCATATGCAATTAGATCTGGAGCAACTGTCCATCCAGCAGATGCAATTTCATCAGGGGTATATGTAGTTGAACCAGTTCTAATGTTTCCATCTTCAAGCTGAATCATTTCGGGTATACTTTGTGGATAACACCCGCCTTTTGTATATAATGCCATTATATTCTCCTATTAATAGATACCTATTAAAAATGTGTTATTTTCTTCTAAATCGGAATACCGAGCTGTTTCCGTGGTATTTGCATAAGATAATCTAATTGAACCTCTGCGCGGAAACGAATAAGAGCCGGTAGTTCTCATAAATTGTGATTTTAAGTATGTTCCACTATTAGATACTTCTCGGTATACATAGTTGTAGTTGCCTTGTTGTGCTATTGATCTTGCCGCTTGAGAACTTGAGGTGGTTAAAGGATATGGTGTATCATCGAATGCCGAATTATCAAATCCATCAGCTGCACCAGTTCTAGAACTGACGGTAGATGACCGATAATTAAATCTAGCTCCAGAGCCATTCGTACTGAGACTAAAAAACGTAGCACTACTTAAAACCAAAGGCGTTGGTGGTGTGCCGTATTGACCGGCGCTTTGTTCCATTGTGGTGGTTGTAAAAGTAATGTTTTCTAAAAGATTGCCCTCTATATCTAATATTTGTGCACCAACCATTGGGGCATCTGCGCACCATTGATTCCCACTAGTTAGTGTATGATTATGTCCAATATAAAGCTTACCTGAACGAGCTGCACCAATATCGAAAAATATTTCTGATACATGATAAGGACCATCATAATCAGTATCACCATTCATATATGTTTGAGAATTAATCTTAAAACCCTGCAATGCACCAAAAGCTGATTTTATATCATATCTATTACCAAAGCCTCCTACTAGTGTCGAAGCAGTAGTATTCAAAGATGCTGACAAACGGTATTCGTTACTTAACGAATGAAAATCCATTGTGTCCATTGATCCACCTTTATGAGGTAAATCTGTTAGAGGTACTTTTTTTCCTATTCTTGATAAATTTCCTATTGCCATTATGTTGTCACCGTCCAAATATTTGCTCGCCAGAATGTATTGCTTGATTTTGTAAAAGTCCCCCAGTATACATCGTCAACTGATGCATCATTACTATTGTAATTTTGTACACCAAATGACTTACCTGCTCCTTGGTACGTACTAAGGTTGCTTCCGTCGTGTCCATTTACGGTACCGTCAGTTCTAAAGCCCCAAATGCCATCATTATTAGAAATTCTGTATGAGGGGCCGCTTTGAGTATAATACCCAGTACTTCCATAGTTATAAGCTTCCGATGATATATACCACCTTGCAACAGGACTCGAATATGTTTCAGTATAACCGTTTTCATATTGACTGTTATTACTTTCGAGATATTGCCCATATACAATAAATGCTTCGACACGTTTAGAATACATCGGATAAAGTAAACTTTTAATTCCATTAGAGCCAGTAGCTGGCAAATCTGGAAAATTCATATAAATTGTTCCTAGATGTCCAGGCGCGCCGCTGCTGTTGCCAGGTGCCCAAAACGACATAGCGAACCATAAACACCCTTTAGTAAGACCTGGAAAATTAGACGGCTGTATTGGATTTGACGACTCATTGTCAATTACGTTTCTTTCAAATTGACCGTTAGTTTGAAGATCACCATGAGTTGTAGTGGTAGTACCAACTAAATTTTCAAAAGCAGCATTATTTATTGGAGTAGCCCAAACCTTCGCACCGCTTATTGCATTTTTTAAACCAGCTGTTATAGTACTTTGACTCGTATTATGATCATACGTATTAAATAACGTATTAACTGCTTCATAGTCAATATCATACAGCATTTGTGGAGAAGGAGCGCTTAAATCACTTACGCCACTACTTTTAATAGCATCTAGAGATTTATTATTGGCGCTGGATGAAATTCCTCCACTATTAAGAAACGCATTATTTTTAAAGTAATTATAACTCATTAAACATCGTACTCCCTATATGATACATACACAAATGCATTTACTGTAGTTTGGGCAACTGCAGTTTTATGAAATGCTTTTATTCTAATATCTTGACCATTATCTACCATTATTGGAGTCGACTTACTAGCAGCTAAGCACGTTTCACCGTGATCTAACAGCGCAACAAAAAATGGCCTTTGTTTACCTGTGCTAAAAATCTCTAATTCGATTTGCATTGGCCCATCACTGGCATCTGTATCAGCATTACGCACATAGATAGAATCTATTATCATAGCTTTGTTGGCTTGTGGGTCGAGTATAGTACTAAAAGTACCAGCAGATGCTTGATATATCACATGCGCGCCTAAAAGTTTAACAGACGTTGCAGTATCTTTTCTAAATCGACAAAATTCTCCAGACATAATTATTTCCCTCTAAGGCGCATAAAGACCTTTCGTGTAAACTTCTGTTCGACCATAAGATGCGCCGGAGCCCTGATTAGTACTATTCAGCTTTACAATTAACTCCATTGTATATTGACCGCTATCGTCTCCCGAAAAAATTATTGGATTAGAACTTGTAATAAATGGTCTAATATATGAATATCCTTCCATAAAAAGGCCATCTATCATGGGTATTGTAAAAACTTGTCCACCATCAATTTGCAGTCTCATTTGCGCACGCAGGTAAGCGTCGTTCGGCGAACTAGCTGCCTGTGATGCATGCATTATTTTAAAGCAAGCTGGATTCTGCGTATTATTCCAAGAACTTGAAGCATTCTGGTCAGTCCCTTGAAAATGACTGACACTCACTTGATGACCAATAACACCAACTACATCTTTTAAGTTCGTAGGATCTTCATAATCGATTGTATATTTAGTACCCATAATTAGCTCCTATGTTTTAACAACTGCGCTCCAAACCATGTGAACTGAAACATCACCTGCTACTATCGAACTACCGGGTCTTCCGTTTAAATTAGCTCTAAAGCCAGCACCATTCCACTTAATTGGGTTATCAGCTGTGATTACGTATATGGTGGACAATGGTGGAACTATAGCAATGTTGGAATACGTTGATGCATAATCAAAAAATAACGACACATTAAATGATTGATCACTTTTATTAGTAACGTATAAACCACTAACTATAAATTCATCTTGTGCAAAACCCTTAGTAACTCCCGATGTTTGACTTGCACTAGCGGTATATAAACTTAAAGACTCACCACTAATGGTTGCATGACTCGTCGAGGAAATTGATCTAGGCATTGTTCCCGCGGAAAACCTAATAGAGTAATGACCTACAATATGTTTATCTGATACAGTAATCATGATATTACCTCTAATCCAGCACAATGTACACCAATGGATTCTGTATTACTTGATGCGCCATCAGCAAGTTCAGCTTTTATGTATAAATCGTCGGCCGCTGGGACATAGTACGGAGCTTCAGCCATTACTGCACATAATGTGGTATTAGGAGGTATTTTAGATTTCATCCAAACATTATTTACATTACCTGTCGCCAATGAGATAATAAGCTCGTCATATGTAAGTGAGTTATGAATCATAAGTGTTTCGATCTTTAACGCAGATCCCGATGGTCTATCAGCAAAAGCAAAAAAGTTACCATCAGGCGCGACTGTTGCAGCTCGATAATAAGGTTTTATAGTTGATGGATTCATATGAGGCATTATGAATATACCTCACTAGTGCAATATATACTTATACAATTATTAGCTGTCACTGCTGCGCCTCTAAGTTCCGAAAGCTCTTCACAATATATAGGCCGAGTTTCATCTACTAAGCAAACAGACTGAGAAGGACCTAAAGTGCCTTCAAATATTGTCCCTCTATTGGTCCCATTTGAATATTTATGAATTTTATATCCGGCTGTAGTGGTTGCAGAATAATTAATAACTGTTAAATTGACAATTTTTCTAACACTATGTGCTGGACATGTGGCACCTTCAATAAAGCTATTAGTGCCGATACTTAAATTAGCACAGTTTATAGCAATATCAATATCATTGACACCATTTATAAAATTTGGATTAGCCATTAACTAAACTCCTGATAGGATATAGATACTTTCAATCCTGTAGCAGAGGCTTTATGTTTTAAGTCTTCACCTGAAGCATAAATTGGTTGAATACTTTTTGCTATAACTATATTTTCACCTGGCTTAACATAAACAGATGCTGCTACAGTATCTCCATAATTGAGAGTATAAATTATTCCAGGACCAACAAAGTCAGCCTTTGGATAGCTTACCATTAGACTAACCACTTTATATAATTTTAAACTCGGTGCACTCGTTTCAGCAAATATATCAAAAAAACTAGTGTTTGGACTTAACGTAGTTTGTTTAAGCTCCATTTGAATATTTGCGGTATCTGCAGGATTAATTGTTTCAACTAAATCATAAGGCATAATATTATTTATCCTAATAGATATTGTATCGCAATAACATCACCGATTCCGATACCAGCATTTGCTACTACAGGTTGCTTAAAGTAAATTGATGTTGTTCCAATCGTCGTTGTAGTATTTAATGCTAAACTAACGTAACCATCTGAAGCCGGAGTATATTCGGTTGTATAGCTATTCCAACCAGCTGCTGGTGCGAGATTATTAACAGTACTGAAAGCTTGTGATGAATCTGCAGCTTGAACCTGTGCATCAGCAGTACCACCATTACCAACATGTGTTTTACCAGCCGGTAAGTTTCCGTCATGTTTATAAAGAAACGCATACAATCCATTCGCCGCCCCTGTTGATGCCGGTTTAATATGTATGGTTGCATGAATTTTTTGGCCAGCATAAACTCTAAACGCTTTATGAATAATTCCAGTTGTAGCTGATCCAGATGGTTTAAGCTCAACAGCAGACTGTGAGTCATTCCATACAACAGCAGTTGCTGTACTATGACCATTACCAGGAACCCAGCCTAATGATCTGGCCATTCCTATTGCATTTACAGCGTCTACATCAGTAGCCCATGTTAGTGTCGTACCAGAAGAAGGCCACTGAAGTACTTGTCCTTCGGTACCAGCAGCATTCGGTAATACGAATGCACCTGTTGCAACTGTAGTATCTGATGCAACACTATTTGCAGTAAAGGCATCTTCTACGTCTACGTTTCCGTTTGAAAATGTAGTAGTACCACGAATCGCAACTGCGTGAGTACCAGTTGTATTACTATTACCAATTGTCACTGTTGTATCTGCGGCAAGAGTTGTATTTGCGGCTAAATTCAATATAGTGTCGCCACCAGCAACGTTTCCACCACCGATATTAATCGTTTGTGTTGAACCAGATGCTGTTGCAGCATTACCAATATTGATTGTGTTGGTTGCGGTACTTTGACCAAGAGTAATTGTACCAGTTTGTGTGGCTGAACCAACCGTCATTGTATCAGCAGCATTACCAGTTAATGTTGTATTTCCATAAATATTAACAGTTTGTGTACCGCTATTATCACTAGAACCAATATTGATATTCGTAGTACCAGCAGAAGTACCACCACCTATATCAACTGTTTTAGTCGCTCCAGACTCAACTCCAGTATCAGCAATTTCTACGGATTGAGTTTTTGTGCTTCTTCCGATAGCTATCGGGCCTGTGCCAGCTGTCGATCCAATAGTAATCACATCTGCCACTGTTGTAGGATTTATTAAAAACTGACCGTCAATAACCAGATCGGTTGTTAAAACACTATTAGTATCTGGATCACTGCTTAAAAGTATTGGTGTAGATTGTGTTCCGTCAGTACTAGTAAAAATTTTAATTACACCAGATGAAGTAGTGTTAGTAGTAGAGTTGATTGATTGACGAAGTTCTATTAAATTGACATCTGCATTAGATGAATTGTTATTGAACCCGCGCATGAATATAAATCTATCAGAATACGAACTAATATTAAGTGGGCCACCAAAGTCTAAATGAGTATTTACAGACAATCTGTCCTTAAAATATGAAAGACCGTTACACCTAATCCGTGTAGCAACATCTCGATCTCCGCCATTAGAAATTGTACGACTTAAGTCTATAACACCTTCATCAGAATCTGAGAATATTTTTACAGCTTCTTTATATTCAAATCCAGCTGCATCACCGGTTGTGTATGCAGTATTATTGCTATCTCTTTTTACAGTTTCAAATAACTTTACTGCCCTGTTAGAACTATCAATGTGCATGATAGTATCGTCATGTGCGGTAATAATTGTATTATCAGATTTTTTAAAATATAGAGCACCGTCCTTAGTGTTCATGGCTAATTCGCCATCACTAAGATTGGAATGAGTAGGGATTGCCGCTTCCGTGTTAGAGCGCCTGAGTCGAATGTCAGTTTTTCTGGCCAATTTTGGCTTCTCCTATGTTCAATCTCTATATAGAGCTGTTAATAAAATGTAGCTTCCTTGTATATACAAGGTGTATAAAAGTATTTATACGTAAGCTTAGTATGTACCACCGTCGATAACGTTACTAAATGCTGGTACACCAGCGTTATCTGCTTGTAAAACGGATCCATTAGCTGATGAAGCTGCCGTAGCACTTAATGCACTAGTACCATTACCAAGTACGACCCCTTTAGATGTAAGTGTTGTTGCGCCTGTACCGCCATTTGCAACTGCAACGGTTGTACCATTCCAAACACCTGTTGTAATAGTACCAAGAGTTGTGATCGAGGCCTGACCAACATAAGTTGTTGCAATATTAATAGCGTCTGCAGTTACTGAAATTCTGTCTGCTGTACCTACGGCATTAATAGTATTACCGGTTTTAGTTAAACCAGTTCCTGCAGTAATTTGGCCAGCACCAGAGAATTGATCAAACGTAATATTAGTTGTACCAAGCGTTGGTTCGCCATTATGCGTTGCAACATATCCATTCTCAGCATTAGCAGTACCTTGTTCAACAAAGGTAAATGCACCACCAGTAATTTCAGATGCTGAATCTGCATCAGGCGTTCTTGTTAAAACAAACGCAGTAGAACCATCACCAACAGTAGTTACTTTATAGAATCCGTTTTCAGTTTGAGTTGACTGATTTTTAACAAGTACACGATCGTTAGCAACAAGAGTTACGCCATCAATTGAAATCGCGCCGTTCGCATCTGCAGTCAATGTACCAGCACCATTTGCATAGGTTGCTGAAAGATCAGCAGTGGTTGCAACTTTTACAGATTTTTTAACATCAAGTCCACTTGCAACACCATCTACATATGTTTTGGTCGCCACGGTTGAGTCAATCGCAAACGTTACTGCATCACCTGAAACTGATGTATCAATACCAGTTCCACCAGTAAATGTTAGAGTATCTGTTCCGATTAATACTCCATCGTCAGTTCCAGTATCCGCTTGAATATCAAGAGTAGAGGAAATGGCAGCAGTAGTTACAGCTGTGATTTGCCCTTGAGCATTAAATGTAATTACTGGAATCGCTGTTGCGCTACCCGTAGAACCGGCAGTAACACCTGTGTCTGTAATTTTAACTGTTGCAGTATTACCAGCGTCGTCACTAGTAACAGTAATACCAGTTCCACCAGTTACCGCACCACCAACAGTGTCGTAAATAAACTCAGCTAGAGTATCATCTGTGCCATTAATGTATGGATTATTAAGAACAGTTTTACCAGTACCATTAGGTGATAATACAATGTCGTTACTGCCAGCTGTCGTTGAAATATTGATTTGTTGAGCACTAGAAATAGTACTACCATCTAAAACTAAATCATCAACTTTTAAATTATCTATTTTGCTATTAGCATCCACAATAATCGCAGAACCAGCAGTTAATGTACCTGCCACATGATCCAACATATCAACAAAGTATTTACCACCAACAACTGGTGCAGAAGCTGCTATGCCGGTTCCACCATCTTCTGCTCCTGTACCGATGTAAAGACGATCACCACCATTCGCCTGAGTACCAGTACCGTATGAGTAACCAAACTCACCAGTCTTTAGAATAGTAGGTGCATTTGCCGTAGAGCTCGTTAAATTTTTAATCCGTGTTTTAGTTGCCATTTAAAATAATCCTGCGCTGATAGTTAGGTTTTCGCTTGACAATTCATTTGTTGTTTCGAATTGCTCAGTCGTCGCGTTATATACAAGTAATGCACCTTCTGCAATATTAGTTGAGTCAACATTAGCTAAATCTTCTAGTTTTAAACCAGCCGCTGAAACTTGAACAGTTTCAGCAACGATATTACTAGTTTGGTTAACTCTTGCATTAACTCTATTAGTTTGTCTAATTTTAGCTTTTATAGACATTATATTTGTGTAACTCCAGGTGTTACTTCCAGCTGGCCTTCTAAAACCCGAGTTCTAGTCCCACCTGAGGATAAGATTTCAACATCATAGACGTATCTTCCGGCCTTCATATTATTTGTAACAGTATCTGATAATGATATACTAACAACGCCACCAGCGGCATCAGTAATGCTAGAAACAAAATTAATTGCAGTACTCGAGCTATAGGTTTTTCGCACTTGTCCTGCAACAGAATAACCAGTCAAATTAGTAGCACTACCATTGGTATCTGTAACATCTACGGTTGCACTAAAAGTTGACCCTTGGTCTACTATTAAATTTGAAATAATGGCCATTTATTTAAATCCTATTTATCTATTATTTATATCATTTGTGATCTTATCTAGCTAATAAATGCAGTAATATAGTATATTTATACAACTATTTTTTATAGACTTTCAATAAATTTATTAACGTAAGCTTGAGGAACAATATACGCGGGTAATATAGAAATGTTATTTTCTTTATGAAAAGCTACTCTATGACGACCATCTAAACAAAAATCGTCATCTGTAACTACAATAGGATCCTTACAAACACCTTTTGTTTGATAATAATTCATAGTGCTTTCTTTTAAAGGAAATGTTTGACAGGTTGTATTATTAATATTATATTCTTCTACATACTTTACTTTTCTTAAAGCATTTAGTGTAAGCATTAAACTAGATATATTAATGTATTTCGTATCTGATATATAATGATTAGAATAATTTAACATACCGTATTCCAATAGATACTCTATATCCGCTTTCACATTCTACTTTGTGAAATGTAAATGGTTCTGATTCTGTTAATGTAAACGCTCGTAAAGTTAATCCATTTACTTTATCATATGTATCGATAAGAGGTTCTTCTTGAGAATAACGATATGAAAATTTAGATTTACCTGTTGCATAGGTTATGTACATTACATCTGAAGGATCATTAGCATTTGTATGCTCGTCAATTCCATCACCCGGTCCATATATAAAATTACCGGTAACTCTGAATATTAAATTAGGAAAACATTTTTTTAAAGTAGGTACTAAATTATTAATAATATTATCGTTTGATATGTACGTAGTTCTTGCATTTACTGCATAATTGGTATATGGATCTGGATCCCCAGATCTAAAACTTTTTTCACCGCTATCATATGTCTCTTTATTAGCAAAACTCTTTAATAATTTTTCTAATTCATCAACATGTAAAGGAGCTGGGACACCCTTTCCGTGTATATTATATTCCGTATATTTTGTTTGAGAAGTATCTATCATAATCTATATTTAATTCGGGGCAAGTTATTTGTTCAATTTCATTAACGGTTTTAATATTAGAAAAATCATTCTCAATAAATGCCCTCAATGTTTTCATAACTCCAGCAATTTCTTGAGCAACTTCCTTTTTATCCATTACACCAGCTTCTTGTATTAGCCTGCGCAAATGAACACACCTTTCGTCAACCCTTAACATTAAGTTTTGCAGTTTTTTAGACAACAATTTAGTGGTATCAATTATTAACTTATCTCTTTCATCTAAAAAACAACAATCAATATAATCAATTTCAGCCGAATATTTATTTAAATCGTTTTCAGATAATTCAATTCTTTTCTTTACATCTGGATTAAAATATTCACTATCAGCATCTATTGGGTTTTCAGCTGATGTTATAGCTAGACTACCGTCTTTAAATTGTTCAATATAATTAAACACAAAATCACCTCATAAGTTTTTAATATAATATATATAACTAAATTATTTACCTTCTCCAAAATAGAACATACATGTCCAATATTGATCAATAAACTCACGATGGAATATTGCAACCTCATTATGATCATTACCACCACCATGCCCATTAGCAGATCTAACTCTAAATATTTCAACTAATATGGTGCGTGCCCCGGTTCTCCTAGCAGTAATACTGTATTCTAGTGGATTTGCGGTATTATCACCCTTAGTGCCACCATGTGTAGGTTGATCATTTGCTAAAGAAGCAACTGGAATCATATATTGGCCAGATTCATTACGACTTGTCGTTATTGTATATCGACCCGTTCCATTCTTAGCTACACTACAGTTATATAATTTAGCGGCTTTTGATCCAGTATGATAGCATGCACCCATTTGTGGTTGTAGAGAATCAACGTATTTTTTACTAGTAAGTTCTCTTTCGTATGTTGGAATTGTTTTATCAACTTCAGCTGAGTACATTCCATAAAGAACAGCTTTATGAGAATTAGCAGAACTAGGAGTTCCTCTTCCGCTTGCTGTCATATGTTTTGCAACGCGCATCGTCATTGCTCTAGAACCACTTTGCGAAGTATAGAAGTTTATATAAGGATCTTCATCTCTACCGCCACCCGAATTACCGTGGAATAGTATTTGAGTCTTTAAGTTATTACCAATATACAGATTTTTATGAGGTCTAATAACATATCCAAGCTTAAAGGTAGTACCATCTAGATAAATGCCGGCGGCATTGGAGTAACTAGTTCCACCCGCGGCTTTATAAGTTGTGTTATTAGAGCTTATCTTAATAGTACCGCCTGATCGTGTAATACTAGTTGCACCAACACCCTGGAAAGCAATCATTTTGCCTGATGCGATAGCATGACCTGCACCGGCTGTTCCAGAGTTAGTATTTGCTCTTATATTGAATGATGAAAACTTATCAGCACCATTTGCAACATTAAGTATTCCACGAGCTTCAGTAGCACTTAATGCCTTAGGGTCACCTGTTCCGCTAGCCGTGCGACCCATGATGGTATCAGTTGCAACATTTTGCATCTTAGCAAAAGTAACTGCATTATTTGCAATTTCAGCTGTAGCAACACCACTATCTTTAATTGTAACATCACCACTCGTTACCAAGAAGTTAGCGGTATTAAACTTAGCAACACCAGGATTACCAGAGGTTGCAGTCTCAGCTGTAACAGTAATAGTTCCATTACCATTAGTAATATCAATACCATTTCCTGCACTGAGCGTTGCCGCGGCAGGACCAGACGTACCACCAATAAGTAGTTGACCGTTTGTGGACATTGTTACAGCAGATAATTTATCAGTACCACTGTCCTGAGAAATAATAACAGCCTTATCTGCAAATGCTGTGTTACCAGTACCACCCTTGGAAACTGCAAGAGTAGCAGATAGAGTTGTTGCAGTTGAAGCATTACCAGTTAGAGCACCAGTAAATACGTCAGACTTAACATTTGAACTACCACCAGGAGATGGAGTTAGATCCATCATTGTAGAACCATTAGCCTTAGCATATATTTCTATCAATGAATATTCATTACCACTATTAACTGTAGTACCAGTTGGATCAAAACGGAATCTAAATTTATCAGCCATTGATGCAGTATTACTATAATCATCTGATATTCTAAAGTCTAATGCTGATCTGTTTCTGGCACCATCAGTAGTAGAAACATATCTTATTGCTGCACTATCGGTAGGTGCATTACCTTGGGCAAAATTAATTTCAGCAACATGTAATTTAGAATTATCAACAAAAGTCTGATTATTTGCGATAGCTTCTATAGCTCTACTAGTTCCCGGTAATGAAGCACCAGTAGAAGTAGTTTTGAATCTTAGTGCATTATTATAATATAGATCAACTGAATTGTCATTAGTAGCTCTAATCATTAACTCACCAGCAGCAGATTTACGAACTTCAAAGAGCGGAGTTTCGATTTCTAGCTTATCATTTGAAGTAATATGACCACCAGCTCCGTCATGAATCATTTTGAGGTAATCACTACCACCACCAAATGCATAGAAACCTTTGCCTGAAGCAGTTGTTTTAACATCCTTATTACAATCAATCTGACCTTCGAAGTCATTAGTGCCAGTACCGTTTTGATCGATAAAACCACTTAGCTTAATATTACCGCCAACATCTAGTTTTTGACCTGGAGCATCACCAACATTAATACCAACATTACCTCCGTCAGTAAGTACCATGTTATTACTTGTTGATGTGCCAAAATTAATATGGCCTGCTGATCCGTTAAGGGTTCTGATATAAAAATTACCAGCCGAGCAAACTATTTCATTATTATCTAAACCAATACCATCAGCTGCAGTACCAACCAGCAACTTAGCATTTGCCATTGTTGCGCCGGCGATCGTACTACTAGTCAGGTTTGTAACGTGTAGTCCGTCACATTCTGGAGAATCAGTACCAACTCCTAATTTACCGGTAGTTGATAATTGACCTGTTACTTTAGCACCAACATTTAAAGTTTCAAACTTCTTCGTTGACCCAGCTGCATCTGTGTTGCCATGATATAATTCTACCGCACCAGGACCATTATAAGAAGCAGCTCTTCTAAATCTAATCCATGGCCGTGCATTTGATCTAAATGGATCTGTTGTATTTCGACTAGCACTACCAATTTCGAAGCCGTAGTTTTCATTCCAGTTTGCAGCAAGATAAGCCATACGAGTACTATCAATACCAAACTCGATTCTCTTATGAGATTTTGACCAATCTCGAGGAGAAGTGGAACTTCCGGAAAGTCTAGACCTTTCATCAATTATTTGTAAGTATGAATCGTTATTATTACGAGCTGTGAATGTAGCTTGAGTACTACTATCACCTATTGCAGCACCAACTTGTGAGCTTTGTGCAAATATTGCACCACCTTTATCATTAAAATTAGTATTAGATAATATAACTTTATTAATATAAGCAGTATTACCGCTTGACTTTTGTATTTTAATTTCTGAAGCTGCATCACGTATAACAACAAAACTACTAGCTTTAGCTGTACCATCAACATCAAGAGTTACAGTCGGATTGAGTGTACCAATGCCAACCGCTCCTCTACCAGTGATAATCATTTTCTCGCCGAATGTACCATTATTCGTTGTGCCAAAAATTAAATTAGAACAAGCTTCTCCATGAGATACTGAACCATAAGTACCACCATTAGCACCATGATCTACTGCTGCTGAAATTCTTGCTAAATTTGCAGCATTATTAGTATCTTGTATTCTAAAATCAATGTTTTGTTTATTTGGTGTAGTAGTAATATCGCTTTGAACTGTTTCTAATGTAAGCAATGTATTAGTAGTACCATTGCTTACAGTTTTAATTATATGTACCGGTGATTTTGGTACTAAACTTGATTGACCGTAAGCTTGAGTTTTAAATGTACCAATTACTAAATCACCAGTTACATCAGCCGAATCTGCTTCTAAGTTACCGCTAATGTTAATACCGCCTGATTTCGTTTGTAAAACATCTTGAGATGCTTGTGCATCAGCAGTATTATGATATAATCTGGTAGCACCATTGCCTTGACCAAGTAGATAAGATTTGCGAACTTCATGAGATATACCGCCAAGCTGAGCAAAGTGTGTATTACCGCTTGTTCCGTAGAACTCAAGGAAACTCATTCGAGTACCATTTATCTTATGTTGTAATTGTTTTGTTGCACTTCCAAAAGATTCACTACCATCAGTTTGACTTATAACTCGTTCATCTCTAATTTCAAGTACTGACAAATCGCCTGATGTATTAACTCTGCCTTTAAACTCTGCACCAATACTTGTGGATCCGCTTGTATGACCTAAAGTGCTACCAACCTGAGTAACATCATTTCGCATTTGTGTAAACAAGCCGACTTGCTGTAAACCTTTTAGATTAGTACCACCACTAATTACGTCTAGACCACCAGTTATATCTGTATGATAATTTAAATCAATATGAGAAACAGCGTTATTGTCAGCATTAGTACCAATTTGCAAAGGATATGCACCAGTATTGTTTAAACGTATGCTATAATGACCGCCATCGGCGACATGCCACCAAGATGGATTATTAGCAACATTAGCATCGTTTTCGACTAACTGAAGTATTGCATTGGCACCTTCGATTTTAATTTGACGAGCACCACTACCGACGGTATCACGTACAGTAATATTTGAATCAAAATGATTACCACTATTAGAAATCGTTGTATAATTACTGCCATGATTTACTTTAAGTACATTAGTACTTGGATTATAGTGTAATCCACCATCTCTCATAAGTGATGAAGTACCGTCAGCTGCCATAAATAACACTTGTCTATCGGCATTTGTGCTGTTTGTAGCAACAGTAAACTTAGTAGCAGATCCAATCGTATCGCCTTGAGCAATGATTGCACCTTGCTGAGTATTAGTACTAACTGCACCAGCAGTACCAGCACGAGTTAATATGAATTGATCATATTGTTCACTCCATGCAATTGCTGCTTCGTCTCGTTGAAGTTTAGCTGTAGATGAACCCGTTCCTGCGCCGGTTGCTGTAAAAATTGTACCAACATTATTATTACTTGCACCTACTGAAGTAAATCCAGTACCGCTTACAATCTTATATCGCAAACCGGCAACAAGTTGAGTGATATTCTTAGTTGTATTAAATCCTCGTCCAACCACAAATTTTGGAGTATCGTCATTAGCTGGTACATTACTATTTTCAGCTCTTAGTACAAAAGCATCACCACTAATTGTTGTATTAGATACAGTAGATGTTGTTTGAGTACCACTTACATTTAGATTGAATACGTTTAGTTCACCAGGAATATTAACTTCGGTATCAGCTGTACCAATACTAACAGTACCGGTTGTATTGAAATCGATATCACCAGCTACTGTTAATGCTCCATCTACGTCTACATTGCTTGGTAAACCAACTTGAATTGTTCTTGTACCACTTACATCTGATATAGAAGTTTCAATTTCTCCTGCGGTACCTGTAATGTGAACATTATTATCTGCAGCAACTAATAGATCACTGCCGCTGTCTCCTTTAAGTGTAAAGTTACCTAAAAAGCCTGTCATTGAAACTTCTGCAATACCTGCAATTCGCCCTTGACGATCAACATGAATTTGTGGCATCTTACCAGCTGTACCCCATGCAGTTAAACCAGCTGTTGCGCCAGATCCCGCAGGTCCAGTACCACCACCCGTCATATCAGTGGTTGTATCGTTTAATGAAACATTAAAGTGTTTTTCAGTAGCATCCCATGTTACAGTAACGTTATCCATAGTATTAGCATTGTTAAATATACCAATACCAAATAAACGATATGCGTTTTGGAAATCAAGGTTAGGAACAGTATATGCCGCAGCACTAGTATCATCTGCAGTTAAACCTCTAACGCGCCATGCTAGATCATTAAGGTTATGAGCAGAGCTTGGATTATTATTACTAATTAAATCTTCTCGCCATTCAATAAATGCATCAGAGCTAGCTTCAATTGCAACATTAGGCATTTCGCTGCGATCGATTTGTAAACCAGATCCAGTTTTTGATGTACCTTGTAATTTTAAGTATGTACTTTGAACCTGGAATGCAGCACTAGCACTAGACATTTTTAATGTTCCTTCAGAAACATCAAGAATTGTATTAGGCCCGAATTTTAATGTAGTTTCTTCGTTTTCAGCTGTACCTGGTGCAAAGAAGTTAATATTACTGAAAATTGACTGATCCATAGTAAATGTAAGAGTTGTACCAGTTGTAACATTAGCAACAGTAATATTTTTATTTAATGTAATAACGTTATTTGAAATGCTTTCAATATATGCATCAGATGGAATATTAGTACCTGTAACAACTGCACCTATAACTAGATTAGACGCGTCTGCTACAGTAATATTTGCTTGGCCAGTATTTGCTGTTACAGTAGGATTTTTGGTTACAGTACTTGTACCAGATATTTTATCTAATTTACCCGATGGCTTTAAACCTGTAACACCAGAAACTGCCCTTGTTGCAGCGCCTGTTCCATCAACTAATTCTCTTATCGATGTCACAATAGTACTTGATGTAGTACCTAGGTTACCTGCAGTTACATCACCTAGCTCATCAGTAATTTCTTTAATTGCCGGTACTAACGTAGCTGCAGTAGTACCCATTGTTGCTGCATTTATTTCAGATCCAATACGAGAATCGATTGCATTAATTGCATTTACAACAGTAGAAACATCAAATCGTAAGGTATCACCGTCGTTAATTACCCCATCAGTAATGGGTGATATCACAACGCTATCGCTATTAACAGTTGTTACTTTAGTTCCAGCTGCAATACTATCTGTACGACCAGTTTCTATATTTAGAACCGTCATACCTACTACGATACCGGTTGTATCGGCCATTGGAATTGTAGTTTCACCGGCATCAACATCAGCATCTGTATCTTTTTGGACTCGAGTATTGATTGCTCCTAAGTTAGCAGCAGTAGCAACAGGATTACCTATTAATCCTTGAATTTCAGTAATACCAGTGACTGCACTAGTAGCTACATAACCAGCTGCATTATTGATATTAGTTACATCACCAATATCACCTTGTATTTCAAGTACAGCCGCTTTTAAATTAGTTGCTGAATAACCTATGGCTGCAGCCAGATTTACACCACTATCACCAACATCACCAATATCAATTCTTAATTGTCTAATTGCTTGTGTGAGAGTTTCATTACTACCACTATTAATTGCGTTACCAATATCAGCATTACCGATTGCAGCAGTAATACCATTAATTGCTAATTGAAAATCTGTACTAGCATATACATCTGATCCTGTGGTTGTATATAAATCTGCATGGAATGGTGATGCACTTAGTAAACTTTGTTGACCAAGATCAGTTTGAAGTTCGCCAATAGCATTAACAACGGTTGTAGCTGAAAAATCAGTTTCGTCGTTTACATTTAAAGTAGCAATTGTATCTGTAAGATCACCAGTACCAACAAGAGCTGTTTTTAGTTCAACTAATGAATCAGTAATTCTCGCGCTATTAAAATCATTATCTGCATTATTGAGTGAAGTAACATCACCCATTAAATCTTGAATTTCTAATATTGAATCAATAACGTTTGTTTTACTATAACCAGCCAAATTAGCTAGGTCAGTAATTGCATTTTGAATTGTCGCACTAGTTGCTGTGTCTATACGAGCATTTGTAACTGCTGCTAAGTTTGCAGTGTTACCAACAAGCGCTTGTCTTAATTCTGTCAATGCTGATACTACTGTTGCTTCAGAAGCTGTTTCAGCTACGGCATTTCTGAATCCACCAACACCATCAGTCTCTTGACCACTAGTATCGTTATATGCAGTAGGTGCAGAATTTAGAGCATCTGGCTCTCCAAGCTCAATATGTATTTTATCGACAGCTGAAGTAATTGTATTTGAAGACCCTATCGCATCAAGGCTGGTATCACCGACAAATGATGTTAAAGTATTAATCGCAGTTATAATACCATTATTGACAGTATAAGTGATGTCAGATGGCAGATTATCTGTAATAGTGTAATTATTTACTGTTCCACGGATATTTGTTTCGAGCTCATTAATTGCAGATGCAATATCGCCATTAGAAGTTGTTAATAGTGCAGCAGTACCAATTTCGTCTTTAATATGATTAATTTGGGCAACAATATTGTTTGTTGCAGCAGCAGTACCAATAAGATTAGCTGTACTAATACCAACTCTATCACCAACAATAGTTTGTAATTCAACAATACCATCAGTATTTGTAGTTGCAGCAAAGTTTGCTGCAGGTGCTACATTAGCAGACAACGCGGTCTTAGCTGCATCAATATCACCAGGACATACAAGAGTTCTTAATTCAATAAGAGCTGTTGTAAGAACATTAGTATTAAATCCAGCAGCACTTGTTGTAGCAGTATCATCTAATAATTCAACATCACCGACTTCATCATGAAGCTGAGCAATAGTGGTAGTAACATTTTCACCAGTAGTAATATCAGAAATATCTGTACTACCAATAAAGTTTTTAATTGTTGTAATTGCATTGGTTAGAGTAGAAGATGTATTGGCAGTAGCACCTAAATTTGCATCTGATAGATTAGTATCACCAATAAAATCAACTATGCTTTTAGCTAAGCCACTAATAGTATTCACATTTGCTGGAATCAAATGCTCATTATTAGCAATGATTGGCATTTCAGCATTGCCAATCATATCTTGTAATGTATTCAACGTTGTAACAAGATCGGTAGTATCAAATGCTTTTCTGTCTCCAGTAGCACCAAATCCTGCTTGAACAGTATTAGTCGGAAGATCTTCAATCTTACCAATATCGTCTTGTAATTCCACAATAGCATCAACTGCACTAGCAAATTCAATTTCATATGAATCACCAGTAACTGCAGGAGTGTTTAATCGAATAATAGATGAGAATGTATTATCTATTGAACAATCAGCATGAGATGCACTAAAGCGAGAAGCTTCAACAGTAGCACTTGGAGTAGTAGTACCTCTTAATCTACGATTCGGATCAAACGTACCAATTACATCATAAAGTATAAATCCGCCATGAGATCCTAAAGCGTACTTTCCAGCTGTTGTTGTGCCAAGCAATACAACAGCACTAAATGATGAAATGTTTGATGCTGACTCGACGTTACCATCGGCGGTTTGATAAATTCTTTCACCTTCTATAAATGATGATGGTAATGTGCTACCTGAAGTCAATGGAAGAGCAAAGGTTGCACGAGGTAAGTGGAAACCATTTGCTGCAGTAACACTTTGTTCTAGTTTTGTTATAGTACCACTATTTGTTTTATATACTCGAACGTAACCAAAATCAAGTGAACCAACAACCTGTCTAACTAATCTAGCAGCAAGAACTATTTGTGTTGAATAGTTTGTTTCTGAACCTAAATTTAGCCCAGGATTAAACGAACCTACAACGTTAGTGATAAGCAGCTTTGAAATGTTATTTCCAGTAGAATCTTTTGTAATACCTACAATATCACCAGTAAACACACGTTCATTACTATTATTATTATCAGTAAACTGCACAACAGAATTACCCACCGCAAAGTCAGTAGGATGCCCAGATGCTCCGTCCATGATAATATAACCTGCAGTCATATCAAGTTTTTTATCAGGAGCTAAATCAATTCTCATACCAACATCATTAGAACCATTAGATTGATCTCGAATAAATTCTTCATCAAGATCAATGATTTCACTTGCGCCAATAGATACATTTAATTCAACGTTATTTACAACTATTGATCCATCGTCAAAGCTACCCGATACATTAGCATTTCGACCACCAAAGGTGAAACCAACTTGAACTTCAACATTACTACCTTCTTCGATATCTAGTGATATGTCCCAATCATTTGCTGAAGTTATTACAGCTGTTGCTTCAGAAAGAAGAGCATAATTATTAGTTATATCTAGTGTTCGAATATATGCTTCTACAGTATATCTTGAATGTAAAGAATTACTATTAACATCACCAGTAAATTGTAAGGTTTTACCTCTCCACGCAGTATTTTTTTGGAAAGTATTAAACTCGATATATGCTCCGCCATCACCGCCGCTTTGAGCATAATTAGTACCACCTTGAGTGGCGCGTAGATCATTACTGGCGTAAACACTAGTGTTAGGAGCTAAGGTAATATTACCATTTGCAGCAACACTAAATTCCTGATCATCTATTTCAGTACCACCAACACCAAGGCCAGACAATGTACCACCAAAGCCACCTAAAGAGGCGCCTTTGCCCGTTGAACCATCTAATGCGAAAAAATCGTTCCAACCTTGCCATGGAGCAGAAGCACCAACATCTACAGAGGTTGCAGTAGATACACCAGTAGATACATTGATTATTTTAGCTTGGTCGGTAAGACGAGTTTCCTTATCCAGAGAATCAGCATTTTTATTATCATCACTTTCAATAGGACCTAGATCAAATGATATTTCGTTAGTGGATTGTCTCCATTCTTCAAACGATGAAGTTTTTGGTACTCTTATTTCTTTATTTTGCGCCATTATTTACTCACTAGTTGTTTTAATAAGTTTTTAATTTCTTCAACGTCTGATTCGAGCTTATCAATCTTTTCAGCCTGTTGAGCTTGATTTTTGGTTTCTTCTATCTGCCTTAGTCGTGCTTTATATGCAGTTTCATTTATATTTATAATCGCACCAGAGCTGTTATCGCGAACTAGTGATGGATTATCTTCTACTTTTTCATATCTTTCTTTCATTGTATTATGTTGCTGCAATTGCTCTAAAGTTCCTTACCATTGGTACATTTGATGAATCTTTACCAGTTAATACTATTTTTAATGCAAAAACACTAAATCCACGCCAACCTGGACCTGATCCTGGATTAATAACCCATTCAACATTATCAAAGCCTGAACCTTCTGAAATTGGATTAGTTGGTCCAGCATATGTCCATGGAAGTAGATTAAAGTTATCATCTAAATTACTAGATGTTTTATAATACAAATGAACATTCGAATCTTTGCCTCTTAATACATTAGCAAGAACTCTTAATTCATTAGCGCTATCTTCCAATGATACATTTCTAGTTATGTAATTATTTATATTACTTACACCGATGGGTGATGTATCAGGAGTATAATATCTACCAGCTGCCGACTTATTATTATAAAATGCATCTTGAGTAGAACTTGAAGGAGTTATTGTATCTCCGGGAGATTGTGTTACATCTTGAACAGATTCATAATAAAAGTTTAGTGAACCATCTGGTGCATATTGATTATAAGATCCAGGATCGCTTATTCTATTTTGTGTTAAAAATAGTGAGTTTCTTCTTCCATCAATAACTGGTGATAGGAAATTAGAATCATTAGTAAAGTTAATTGTAACAGAAAATGACTTGTTGAGGAAACTTGACTGTATTATACTTGCCTTTAGAATCTCATTCTTTTCTGATGCAATTAGACATGGGAACTCAGTATCTAAAGATTGATTTAACGTAAGAACTTCAGAGCCTACTGAAGCATAATCCATTTGTTGGCCATGGCTTGCTGCTCTATCGCCGTCCATTGATCTACCAGTAATAGTTTTAAAGCTAGCAGATAAATTGGTTCCAGATGGTTGGAAGTTTTCGTTATAAACATAAAAACTATTAAATTGAGCATTACCATTAGCAAATATATTAGTACCACCACCTCGAATACTTAGAGTTGTTGCGACACCAGGTACAGTTATACAATATGAATCGTGCTCAATATCATGCACTGTAAATCCTGCGCTACGATTTAAGTTTGCTGCAGTAAGGTTATTCTCACTAACACAGCCACTTAAAACAACGTTACTATTTTTACTTGTACTTGCAGCTCCTTTTTGGTTACCAGTATACATACCATGATTAGGATGTCTAACTCTAATTACAGTATTAGAGCTATCTTTTGAAATATAATGGAATGGATTACTACTTAGCCTATCTGCTTCTAGTTTATCATTTACAAAATTAATTTTATAATTGTCATTACTTGAACTACTATTTACATCAAAATTTGCACGGTATAAATTAAACTTTAAATCTCTTAATTGATGAGGAGACCATGTAGAAGCATTTTGTGATGTAAAGAACACACCATTATATGGTTGCTTACCAATCATTGCTGGTTGAGATGCATTACCAGTTATATCATATTTACCAGTTTCTGAGAAATATACCTTCCAAAGCTCAGATGATGCAATTAGTACTACTGAATATTCAGTAGCCTCTGACAAATAAACAGGATGTTCAAATGTTACAGGACATGCGACACTAGCATCATCTGTAATATCACCTGCATAACATGTATTTTCAGCTCGAGCGATACCAGTACTACCGCCACCGTTTGTAGCATGTGAACATATAAAAGAATCGCCGACAGATGGAGTTGAACCATGTTTATCACCATTAGGTCCAACATGATTAGCAGTCCAACCAGCGTTAGACCAGTTTGCGTTACCTACATTTCTAATTGTGTAGGTATCGCCTACTACTAATGCGTTAGCGTTATGACCATTAGTTTGAGAATTATAATAAACAGTTACGTCAGAACCTGGAACAATTTTCTGTGTTGGTATACCGTTTTCAACCAATCGTAAACTTACTCGCAATGGGATACTTGCCTTTTCCGCAGTACCTCCAGTATCATCGGCTCGAGCAACAAATAAATCCAATTTAGTTGTATACATACCACCAGACTGATCACATATAAATGTTTGCGCCAATGGATCGATATATTGTACTCTCTGACTTACTTTAGTTACTGCATCTTCTCTAATAGTTTGTGAATTAGCTAGTTGAGTAGTTTCAATACTTGGAACACGGGTAGAATGAATTGTTTCCTCTAAGTATTGTGCTTGACCTTGTGCAAAGTAACTTGCTTCTGCATAAGAAACTTCAGTAGTTGTATTATTAGTTGAGTCATCGGAAAGTCTAAATTCTTTTGTACCAACTTTAAATCTTAATCCTGCTGCGTTGTTAGGTATTAAGAACTTACCAAATAACTTACCACCTGCATCAGAAATAAGTGCACCTTGAGGTGTACTGCTTGTCTTATTAAAATTCGCATTAACATTAATTTGTTCTTGTTGCGAAAACTCAACAAAGCCATTAGGACCATAATTAGATTCTACGCCCACACAATAATCGCTTACATCAACACCATCAAAGAAAGGATAGAATCTAGTGTTAGGCTTCAAATGCTCAGCTCTAAAATATATATGACGTGGGCGCATAAGTGGAATAACATTTGTCTCAACTACTTTACTACCTTGAGATTCATATTCTGTATCCCAAACAATAGAGTTATTAAATCCTTCTCTTACCTGGTTATGAAACGTTGTTTCTTCATGTATTGTTTCATTGACCTTAATTCTCATGCCTGATCCACCGGTTGCAGTAGCGTCAAACCAATCATGATTAGGGTTATCTTGTTCTGCTAATAAAGCATCAATATCTACTCTTTGGAAATCATATGTATGAGTTTGATTTGACAACCAATCTCCACCGATTCCATCCACAGTATTCGCACCAGATTTCCAACCATGTGTTGCTTGTAGAGTCATGTTTCTTTCACTAACAAGATCAATATCTTTTCCAGTATATATTGTTTCCCATTCATTCCAGAATGTACCTATAGCATTTTCCTCTAGCAGTGTTGCCAATAAAGCATCACTTGTACCTTCTTGATCAATAGTTACTTCTGGTCGATGATATGTATCTAGCCATTCATCACTATCGGGCGAAAGATGCATAGTACCGCCCCATGTAAAGATATTGTATGGATTAACTTTAATACTATCAACCGCATAGGGCTGTTCGATAAACGCAGTATTAGTATATGGCAATGTGTATATAGAATTTTTAAGAGCAATCTTAGAACTCTTAGGTTCTGTACCAGTGCCTTGATTCATATCATTAGCATATCTGCGTAGAGGTACATTTCTAAAATTACAATGTGGTCTTAAAACACCTTGATATTTGTCAATAGCATTTAAATAATCTGGGTGGTTAACATTACCTTTATTGTGACCTTTAAATGAATCTACAAAAATACCATTTTTAAATAAAGGGTTACCAGAATCATCAACCATGTGTTGATTTGTTGCCGAAGCTTCTAAAAAGTTTAAAGACGTATAGTATTCTAGCTTCTTAATTCTTTTATCAAGATTTCCAATATCTTTCATTTGATATCGTTTATAGTTATGAGTCGTAACTTTATAATCTTTTTGAGGTGGCGCTCTAAACATAAATCCATTTAAGAATAATGTGAAAAGGGTCATAGCATTAGATCGATCTTCTGGAATAGTAGGATTTAATCCAGTTTCACCTTTAATAACATCGAATTTTCCTTCTTTATCTACTATGATTTTATCTACACGAGGTAAATAAAATTCCATATCAGTTGTAACTTTTTCACCTTGAGCTGGTGGCTTACCGACTACACCACCTGTACCACTAGAAAATTCTTTACCTAATACAGGAGAATTTGTTCCATTTGTTACAGCTTTAACTGGTCTAAAGTCAATACAATCTCTTAAAGGCAAACCATTAAATTGTCTAGCGTAATAAGTTTTATCATCTCCACTATGTGAATCAATTGTAAAATAGTCACCAGTTCCGTGAGAATAATATTTAAATTTAACTCTTAAGTCTGCAATCACGCTACCAGCATTTTTTGGAATAAGCTTAGCTTCATCATAATATGCTTCTCTTTGGCCATCATCAGATGTAAATTGATCCTTTATATTATCAAAAAGAATAATACCTTGGCTATTGGCAGCTTCAATTAAAGGTTTACTTAAAGTTAATACAGTTACTCCGCCATCTACTTCAACACTAACTACTGTTCCATAACTTATTGGCTCTAGATTACCAGTATCAGTAGATGCTTTTACAATTTGCATGCCAGGAATAATTCCCGATACAGATGCAGTTAACTTCAGCGTAGTAGAACCAATTGTATTAACCGTAGCAGCAGTTGTTCCGCTTATTTTAGTTGAATTATCATATGCATAGTATATTCGAGAAACATCTGGTTTATGTAATCTAATTTCGCTATATCCGTCAAATTTATAACCAGTGAAAGGAGCAGTACCGGTTTGAGACCATTGAGCTGTTTTAGTTCTTAAAGATTTATTACCAGTTGGATCAGTTTGCGTCTTTTCAATAGTAATAATAATATTACAATCAGCGTCATCTTCAGTTGCATCTAATCCAGTAACAGTAACAGTACCACCAGATTCTGTCACGTTTGTTGTAAAAGCAAGTCCACTACCATCTTGTGTTAAAAAGCCAGTATTGCCGTATAATGATTCGCCTGTAGATAAGTCAAAAGTTGCACTAGTAGAGTTATTAGCGGTTTTATTAAATTTAACTTTTTTCTTCAATCTTACTCGTGGAACCTCAGCAGTTGGAGATACATGTGATCCGAGATGCTTAATTGATCTATATGGTAAACGGAATAACATCGATGTTGCACCACCAGATCTTGCATTCGTAAATAACTTACCTATATGAGCAGTAGGAATCGTTGCGGCAAAATCTTGGAAATCACCACCATCTCCACCTTCGTGCTCTTGCACAATATGCTTAACATCTGTCAACGATCCGCGAGTCATATTTACATCGAATACATGTAATCTAGCTAGTGAATTATCAGAACTACTAGGATGTTTTTCAAGAGATCTAGTTCGACATGTACCTATACCTAATAATGTACCGTCTAAATGTAGAGCAGTAGATCCACCTCCAAGTTCGGATGCAGGAATTGTTAGATCCCAATTGGTAGCATAGTTATTACCGCCATCAAGCATGGTAATAATACAAGAACCATCATACATAATTTCTAAATCAAAAATAAGACCGACACCACTGACATTATTACTTACTGTAAGATCAACACCTGTGGTTACTGTTCCATCAGATGCAGTTTTCTTAAAGTTATTTGTAGATGCATGCGCAACAACATGTTCGTATCTTACTTTCCCTTGTGTTCTTCCGGAAGTTGGGCCAGCACCTGTAATATCCTTAAAGTGTGCAATCGCTGTGCTATTATTACTTGTATTTTGCAATGTTGCAATGGTATAGTCATTAATATCTGGCATACCTCTAACAGTCGATGAATCAACAATAAAGAAATTACCATAGTTTATTTCTCTTTCAACGTCACCAAACGCTAAGGTATCAGTGCGTGGTTTTTCAATTTTTATGTATCGTGTTTTTAGATTTTCTATTCTATAACCATCTACATACATTGTATTCGGCTCAATACCAAATGCAAGATGATTGTTACCATAAATTTTAGCTGCTTGTGTATTAGCAGCATCTCCATCAGCTATAATTGCTGCAGCAGTTTTAAAACCGTTATTACCACCTTCGTTATTTAAATAGTTTCTTACATCATATTTAAAAGGTGATATTGAGTAATTGCCAGACTCTTCTTTTGTTCTAGTTGCTAATCTTGCACTAAATTCGGTTGTATTATTTGGATCACCATTAGACTTATCAGATGCAATAATTCCTTCATCGGTTGTTAGCAATAATACATATTGGTTAAATTCATCATTAGGGTTTGCATCTTTTGGTGTTTTAATTAATTTAGTTGTAATTTTATATCTATCAGCACCAGGAGCAGCTAGGTTTGTAGTACCTGCGGCATTATCATTAAGAGTAGAATCTACCGTAGCTGAAACAACTGATTCTGTAACACTTAAACCAATAATGTATGAAGGACTATTTGTGTATTTGTCTAATATTACCGATTGAGCTGGAACATAAACGAATGTACCTTTGATAAAATATGCGCCTTCTTCAATAACAGCCTGAGAACCAAGTCCTACTGCAGTTGCTGCAGGAATATTTGAATCACTAGTAGGATCATCAACAAAGGTTGTTCCAATAAATTCAGTAGCAGTTGCAGTTGATGAAGAACCGCCATCAAGTGTATCACCATTACCAAATCCACCTACACGAGTTTTCTTCGAAGTAATTTCACTACCATTTGCAGCTAAAAGTTTAATTATTTCACCAGCTAAAAACGTTTTATTTGTTCCACCAGTACCATTGGCTGCATCACCATCGCCAGACGTATATTGAACATATAACGTAATAGCATCGCCGCCGGAGTTTTCTAAAATACCTTTTTTTGTAGAATCATTAACATCAACGCCAACTTGATTAATCGCCTGAAGTACAGTAGCTTTTACACCACTTGTTGCACCTACGATAGTACTACCTTTATAATCTGCAAGATATGAGGAAGTTACATAGGCCTGACCGCCAGATGTAAAAGCATCTTCTATCTGAATATAATCATAGTTAAACTCAATAGAAGGTTTACCACCAACTACACGCGCGCCATCAGGGAATGTATATTGTCCATGATAATCAATTTGACGCTGTATGGCAGTTTGCATTTGCGTAAGCTCGCGTGCTTGTACGGCAACGCCAGGTTTAAACAATACTCGATGATAGTTTTTAGTTTCATCGAAATCATCTAATGTATACGCACTATTAGGATTCTTATTTAACGTTGTAATTGCCATATTTTATAAGTCTCGTCTTAAAATTCTATAATTAGTTTAACATCTTCAATTTGAGATGTACTTCTTTGAATCGGATCTCTATTTTCTAAAAATAACATTTCACCTGATCCAGCATTAAAGTTTTCTGGTGCTGGTTTTATTGGATCTGCTGATAAATTACCAGCAGCTAAAGCATAATCGTCCTGCACCTGACCTCCAGTTTTAACGACCATATCAGCAGAGGTTGCTGTAACATAACCGGTTAAATCATTTTGGAAATAATAGATTCTTCTTTTATCAGTAGCTATATCTATATTAACTATATATCCTTTAAATCCAGAGCTAGTATTTTCAAGTACATAATCATTTTGTTGTACAAGTTGAGCTAATTGCAATGCTTTATCATCATAACCAGTTACATATTCAATATATTTTAGTGTATTAATTGCAGTGGGTGGATCGACAGGAATTACACCACTAATAAGAGGGTTTCGTAAAAGTGATATTTGTCTAAAGTCTTGTGTATTAGCAATTTCACTATCAACAGTACCGCTTATTTGTACGTTAATGCCAACATAGAAACCACCAAGTTCAAATACAGGATCACAACCATGACCACCGTTTGCATGCGAAGTATTAAATCCAGGACGTCCTCGAGGTGAAATAATTGGAATATATTCTGCACCAGATGCACCAGAAGTTGTAGAAGTAATTGTTGCTTGTGCAACACTAAAATCAGCACCAACGTTATCAGCTTGGTTAGTAGCATTATCACCAGTAATAATAATGTCACTAACGAAAGACCCACCAGATATATAGTTAGAATTAATTGTTCCTGTTGTAACAAGACCGCTGCCATCACCTGTAATAGTTAATGATGTTGCAGCACCAGTATTATCATAACCACTACCACCATTTATTAGTTTCAATCTGTGAATACCTTGAGCACTAGTTAATTCACGAGAGGCGGCTTGTGATTGTTGTTGCGAAAATTTAGGATCGGTAATAAGGAAATCACCAAAGGTAACGATATTTCCATCGGCAAGAGCTGGTATACTCGCAGAAGCAGTAATTGTTTTACCACTTACTGCAGTAACTACCGTGTCCGCGGTGATGGAAGGCTCTGTTGCACCGTTAGCAATAGCAGTAATTGTTTGACCAACCATGATTCGTGGATTTTCATTATCAATTGTAAAGGTTGTTGCATTTGCAGTAATAGTTGCAGCTACCTGGGCTTTAGTTTCTTCTGTTAGAGTTTTAACAGGCAAATATGAATTTGTTAGGAACTTTTCTGAATCAGAAGCAAGAATAGTATACATATATTTCCAATGATAGCCGTCAGAAGTTGCAGTAATATTTGCATCTACATGAGTTGGTACATCAGATACTCCACCAGAAATTGGAGCAACAATACACTTATAGACTTTAAAGTCTGAAGTTAGACAATAAAAAGCTTTATCAAAAATAGCTGGATCAGTTGAATCCCATGCAACAAACTCAGCACCTGCGACCCAGTCATATCTTGGTATAACGTGCGATATATCCTGATCAGTTACTAGCTTCATACCAATCATTTGTTGACGTGCTTCATTAATAGCATCTAGTGTATCAGTAGGAGCTGGTGCATTTGTGTCACTAGTATTAGCAGTAGTTGTACCTCCCCATGGACTAGATTTACCTAATCCAATGTATATGTTACTTCTATCACCTTTTACTTCATCAACAAAAGCTGCAGCGTTAAGTGATCTAAAATTTCCCGAAATTATAGCGGCCATGACATATTCCTATATTGTTTTATTCGTAATTGCGTCTGATAAACTAGCTTGTGCGTTTATATTATTTATACTAGTTCCATCAGCAGTTGAGTTGTAAATATCTTCGATTATAACTTCATCGAACATATATATTTGATAATTCCCTTGGAATTTCTTTTGTCCCAAAAATGCAGGATTTTCTTTAGCCATATTTCTACCAAATATATTAAAAGAACCTCCCATACCACTATGGTTTTGACAATAGTAGTATATTGTTGGTGGAGCATCTTCTGGAATTGTAATTTCTGTATAAGAGCCTTCTTGCCCAGGAATTCCAACTTCAGTTATGTTACCTGAAAATTCGACTGCGTTTTCATGTGCTCCATCTACCCCTCTAGAAAACCTTAAAGGGTGACCTTCATTACTTGGATGACTTTGTGAAAATCTATGTCTACTTCCACGAAGTAATATTAATGAAGATGATGATTCAATGTTGTTAATATAAAATGCATTACCTACACTATTTGTTTTAGCTGCAACCCTCAAATCATATTCAGTAATTGACATAATATTTTTTCGCTCAAAATAACTATTTTCTGCTAATGTTCCTTTTATTTCAATATCATGATTAGCTGGAATAATCTTTTTGTGCATATAATCTGGTGCACGTTTTGCAGTATGGCTTTCAATTTTAATTGTAGCATCATTTAAATAACCATATCCAGGATTTGTAATTGTAAATCCTGTTATTCGTTTAGTTGTTGTATCTCTCGTTAAAGTTGCAGCAGCTTGTATATTTGTTGATAAAGGTAATCCATCTGTCCCACGAGCATCAGGAGAAGAAATTCTAATTACGGGCGTAGTTACATATTCTTTTTTATTTAATCCAACTAAGTCCAAACCTAGAGATGTCGAATTAAGCTTACCAATTGTACTTGCAACAATTTGATTATCACCACTGAGCCCGTCGTCTGCATTCTCTTGCGCAAGAGTTTGTATTGCAATAAGCGTTCCACCTATCTGATAGCCTGTACCAACACTAGCAACTGTAAATGTAAATGAACCACCACCTCCTACAGCCGAACCAGGGATTGTAATAATTTCGCCAATTTCATAACCACTACCAGCTGTGGTTGAAGTAATACTGTGAATATCTTTATTAGAATCTACAACAATTGTTACTTCACCACCAGTACCACTGCCAGAAGATCTAGTGCCTCCAGTTGTTATATTATTGTATGTACCGGGCGATCTACCTGAATCTGTACTAAGACCTTCAGTATTAAACGAGTTATGTGGACCACTAATTATTACTTTATTAACTTCACCTTTAGAATTTATTGTAGCAGTCGCGGTTGCTCCAGATCCGTCACCACTTAATGTAATAGCAGGTACTGAAGGATAGCCATGTCCAGGTTCTGAAATCGATATATCAATTAATCCGCCATTTTGTGTAGCTGATTTAAGAGATAGCTTAGCATCTCTATTCGTTCGTGCAACACCAACAATACCAAAAGTAGAAGCAATTGCTTCAATAAGTAAACCAATGTCTTCAATACCAATGTAACCCGGTTGTACACCAGGCATTGATGAGAACGTTCTTCTAAATGCAGGAGATGCACTATACGAATTTGGGTATACTAATGTGTCATCACCAATACCTACGGTTGTATCAGGATTATCGTCACCCAGTACAGCTCTTACTGCTTGAATAACCATTAATACTTCACCAAAGTATTTAAATCCAGCAGCATGTATTAATTTATCAAATGGCTCTTTCCATTGTGATAAATTACGAGCAACTTTTACTACATAGGAAAATTTCTGATAGAAATCAGAATCATGAACCTTTATACTTTTTTCTGATAAAAATCCAGCATTAGTAGCATAATTACCTAATATTTTTGGTCGAGCGAAAGCTCTAGAGATTCCCTTTTGATTACCGTTTCCATCTGTTTTACCAGGCGCACCAACAATCATATAATTTTCATCATCGTGAGATATATCTAATCCAAATCCAAAATTATGTTCTAAGGCTGCTATATCGCCTCTATATTGTTCTTTAGGATTCCACACTGACGTATCTTCATTAAATTCATAATGATATATTTTACCATTATTTGTAATAACACCATCATCAAAACCATGTTCACCTACAATTAAATTATTGCCATCTATTCGAACAATTGCACCATAGTTAGTGTTATCTCTAATAGAAGGAATAACATAACTAGGTAAAGAGTTAATTGCTATCCAAGAACCGACACCTTCAGTACTTTCACTTCTTTCGAAAATATAAACAGTATGATACGGATTATCACGACTTGTTAAACCAATCCGCGGGGTTCCATTTTCAACATTTGTAATATCAATTGCATATCCAAATTGTTGATTAGGTAAATCATTAGTTGGTTCTAATATTGCATCTAATTCATATAACTCGCTTACATCGTCTTTCTTATAAACAACAACTCTACCAGTTTTAGTATTTGCTGAAGTAGAATAATTTTGGAAAGAAACAACTAAATATTTACCTCGTATTACAACGGTTTCAGCAAAGGAGTTATTACCTGCTACTCTACTATGTAAAATACCGGGAGCTCGTATTGTTTGAATCCTTGTCCAAGTCGAACCAACTCTTTTATATACTAAAGCGGCACCTTCAGGATGATCTCCAGTACCAGTATGACTTTTATGACCAACTACAAGATAGTTTTGATCTAATGAAACTGACTCATTGCCCGCTGCGAATCTTATACCCTCATTTGATGCGGGAACAATTTTAGTAGTAAATCTCCAAACATTATTTCCACTTATATCTACTGATCTATCCCAGATTTCAACTGAACCAGTATTTGTTACATTGTATGATGTTTTATCGCCTGGCGAGGATATAGCCATTGTGTTACCATCAAGAGATACACAATTGCCAAAATGATCTGATTCCGCTTGACCACTTACAGGTTGACTAGCTACTATTTTAGATTCTTGAACCCAATTTTTACCACTATTTACCGTATTAAAGACGTATACTGCACCAGCATTAGTTCCGGCAGAACCTTCATTCGGTGCACCAGCAGCAAAACTATTACCACATATTGAAATAGATTTACCAAATAAATCATTATTAGCATTATCGCTAGATTCAATTTCTCCATTAAATTTATAGTTATTGGCCAAAGCTGAATTTGCATCAAACATACCGTCAGATGGTTTTAATGTATTATCCCACGGATAAGCGACCTGAACTTCATGTTCATTGTACAATAACTTAAAGAATGTTTCTATCGACTCTTGAGAACCTTTGATTTTATAAAAATCGATAATTTTTTCGTATACTGCTCTTTTATCAATAGGTGAGGTTTTATCTAATGCTGGAGCAATTTCCCTTTGCATTAAATCTAAAAACTCTTCTTGAGCTTCATTTAAATTTAAAGAATCTTCAATTGTGTTTATGCGATATGATGGTCCAGAATTAACATAGTTAAGAAGATAAACTTCCATTCTTAATTTACGTTTATTCAATCTTGGTGATAAACCATAAATATTTAAAGTTCTACCTGTTGGCTCTGGACTATCTGCTATACGACCTGGCAATTTATTAGCATTACTGATACTAATATTTCCAGTAAAAATATCATCGATTGTTTCTGGATAAATAAGGAGTTTAACAGCTACCGGTACAGATCCGCGAGTTACATCATAAGCACTTCCATCGTCAGTTGCAATAAAAGTATCATTTAAATTATATTCAACAAAATCTTGAGTTGAAATATTATTAATACCAGCCGCAATATTTTCGCTTGTACCATTACCTAAATCTACAATTTGATAACCTTGCCCGGGTGTTAATAGAGCGCTATCATCTAATAATATTGGCTCGCCCGTTTGAGTCGGTGTTCCATCTTCATCACCAACTAATAATGTATTTCCGTCAGCGTCAAAAAACTTTGCACCTAATACTAAATTTCTTTGAAAAAACTTACCCGGCTCGTTGATTCTAAAAATAGCAGTATTGTCAATAACAACATCTTCGAATACTTCTATAGCTTTATATGTAAATTCTTCTAAGTTCATAAACTTGTAGTAAGACTCTAAGAATGTACGTATTCCACCAGTTTGGTTACCACCATAAGCTGAACTAGTTGCGTAATCTAATAATTCTTCCGGAATTAGATTATCAATTCGAATATCTTCTTTCGATCTTGCTATAGCAGAACCAGTTAATTCATACTGATCAATGCCAGAATTAGCATCACTAAATGTAAGAGCAACACCTTCAAATATGTTACCGAATGTTTGAGCCTGATCAAATGTTAGCGATAGGCCATCATCAGCTATTGATGTGACTCGAGGATTTCCAATAATGCCAATGCCGGACATTACTTTACCAATAATAGAATTTTCTAATGGGTCATACGGACTACCATCGACTAAATTTATTGGTGGACTATCTAGATATGCTGTAAATCCATTTGATACTTTATAAGAAGTAATAGCTCTTAAAGTCGTATCAAAATCTACGTTAGAACGAACATCTTCAATATACCCTCTTGAAAATGAATCTAGGTTTTTTAAACTTTGCTGAGCCATAGTTATAATTATCTCATTCTAGTAGTAGTTGTATAAGATATAGTTCCAGCTGATCCGGAATATGCAATAGTATCAATAGATCCTTTAGATTTAATTTTAGAAGAATCGACATTAATAATTTGATTTCGTTTTGGTGCAATATCTAAAGAATTTGGAGTTAATGTGACAGTAATTGGAGTAGTGTCGTCTGGACCAAAATCGTTTAATGAAACAGTTCCAAGATCGCCATTTATAGTTCCTACGTTTCCTCTTACGATAATATTTTCATTGTTAACAATTTTATAAATTACAACTTGCCTAGTATTATCTGAATCTGCTATTGCGATATCTCCGAAGTAATGATCAATACCATTAAGTTTAAACGCTGTACTATTAATATTGTATGTGCTACCGCTTTGAATAAAGAATGATCCGGCAAATGTTAAATTAAAATCATTTTTAACTCTACTCACAGAAGGTATAATAGTTTTTGTGAGGAAAGGTCTAATCGTAGAACTTACGATTGCTGGGTCAGAATTATCAACTAAGGATAACAATTCTGAATGTCTAAATACACCGTCAAACCTATTTAATTGGTTAAAGTTATAATCTAATATAATATCTTTTACAAGTGCTTCTAAAGCAGAAGTAGATCGACTTGTAAGTGCTGGGTTATATTTAAAGAACACATCGATTTCTAAATTTGTAAATTCTGGATCTATAATTTCAGGTGAAATTGATAAAATATTTTTTGATTTTACAATTGCTTTGATTTCTTCTTTTTCGTTTGATGTTAACGCATTACCAATAAGAGGTTTTATACTAATATATGCTTTACCAAAATCTGGAATAATATTATCTTCACCACCCCATGTAGATATTGACTCAATGTTTGCAAAGTTCTTTTGAATAATTGCTGTATAGTCTTGAGATGTTACTGCTCGATCTTGCGCTTGGAAAGTAATAGGAGCATTAAATCTAATTGACTCAGTTGTTTCTGCAGCGGATCCACCATTTGCTTTTATCTTTGTTGTAACTGTAATTTCTGGTTCATTTAACGTTGGAAACGCTGTAACTAGATCAAAGTTGTTAGCGCCATTTGCAGCAATACCTTGTGTTACGAGATAATCAAGCGTTATAATATTATCATTTACTGGTTTTTTACCAATAATTCCATCACCAAAGAATACTTGATATAAGCCACTTGAATTTTCTTGTAAATGATATACTTGTGTATCTGATACTACGTCCTGAATTGATGTGAATATTTGATATGTATCGAATCTTTCTGATTGTTGATTATTTTGAACTCGTACTCTTAATGACGATGTATCGGCATCAGCATCTGATATTTGAAATTTTTGGTTTTGAATATCGTTATCAACACGATACGATAATGAACGAATTGTACCTTCAGCAATAGGTACAGATTCAAAAGTAAATATGTTCGAAGTAACACCATTAATGATTGTATCTTCTCGAATGGCAGATTGGGATTCTAATGAAGAAAACGTATATGCAACACCATCAACAGTTGTAGTAAACTTAGTACCTCTTTCTAATACTAAAGTTGTTGGTAGGTTAATAGAATCGTTATTTGTTACATCGACTACTAGTTTTATAGCTGCTCTTGGTGCTAAAACCGATCGAGGCACATAACCAAGTAGACCAGCTCGTGATACAACGTTACCACGAATCTGCGCAGAATCGAGAAAGGCTTCATTCAACGCAAAATGTGCTAGCATTGCATTATAATGCGTATTATACGCAAGTATGTCTAATAGAACACTAAGGCCTGATCCATCAAAATCATAATCCTTAAACTGTGATTGTGACTTCATAAAGTTTTTTAGATTATCTTTTATTTGATCAAAATCTAGTTCTGATACATTTAAATTTGAGGCCATATCTCTTTACCTTAATCTTCTTAAATTAATTTCGACGTCTTGCACCGAATCGGTTTCTTTTATACTAAATACTACTACAACTCTATATGCATTTTCGTTATTAGTTGGTTCAATTACAACGTTAACATTTTCTATCCTTGGTTCATTTCTTTCTAATACATTTCTTACTGCATCTTTTAAAGCTAGTCGAGTAACAGCATCATTAGGTTCAAATAATAAACTTCTTAGATTTGCACCTAATGTTGGTTGGAAAGGTCTTTCCATAAAATTTGTTAACAACAAAGTTCGTATTGCATTCTTTACAGCCTGTTCACCAAAAATCGGTAAAACATCTTTTTTCTGAGGATGCGGTATCATTTGTAAATTTAAGTCGCTATAACGTTCAGATGAAGAGGCCGATGCATCACTTACAACCGACGTAACTGTACCATCTTTACCCGTCGCACCACCATCTACATCTAACGGCGTAATAATTGTTTGAACGCCGGTGTCAGTAGTTACAGTAGTAGTAGTTGAAGTATAAGTATATGCCATAATAGTATTTATACGCTTTATGCGACTGTTTAGTTATTTTCTAAGGTGGACAAACGAACACGTAACGATTGTATTTCTTTAATTAGCATAGGTACTAACTTACTGTAGTCAACACCCATCATGTCTTCTTCATCTACAGGTTGATGTACTGCTTCAGGTGCAACAGTTACTAACTCCTGTGCAATAAGACCGTAGTCCTGATGTGAGCCATCAGCCTTCCAGTCAAACTGTCTAATCTGTATAGCATCAACCTTGCTACCCGCATCAGCAGAGTCTGTAATGTTTTCTTTTAGTCGTTCATCCGAGCCAGTGTTAAAGGCAACGGCTGTGCTTGAAATCGATACATTTCCAATCCCAACTCCGTCATATCTGAACTCCTGAATATGAGTACTGTTTGACTGAGTCCCAGTTTTATTTAGAATTAAACAGGTGGCGGTTGATTCACGAGCAATACTGTTGGGTCGATGTGTCCCACCGCCCCAACAAATACCACTTCCTGTTGTGTTGTTATACGGAGTATTATCAGTAGTACCCACCAATAGGTTGCCTGATGGAGTTACTCGTGCACGTTCTGTTGGAGTAAATGGAGTATTCGCAGTTAATCCAGAATTTGCGCAAAATATAATATGACCATCTAACATTCGAATATTATTTGCAACAGTTGATATAGGTAAAAATATATTAGAACCATAATATTCGCAATTCGCTGAAAAGTTTGACCCACCAATTGTACTAATTGAAGTATAACGATCTAATTGGTTGCTATAAGTATCAACTCGTATACCGCCATTAGCTACATCATTATACGCGTATCGTGATCGAACAGTTAAAGGCTTAGGATTTGTACCGACTACACCAATTTTAACATTACCACCACTATCAATTACAATACGCTTATCAAGAGTTTCATCATTATGACTTGTATAAAACTCAAGAGAAGTAGAGCTATTGTCATCAGTATCACTTTCTCTTCTAGCAACAATTGATGCACCTAAAAAACTTTCTCCGTCAGCACTATTATTAGCTAGTAGTAGTTTAATTCCAACACCAGAATTTGTTGTTTGATTGATTGTATTGTGCTTATCTTCACCAGAAACTACCAGTACGTATTGGTGGCTATCTGCCTGAATTTGGCCACGTATTTCGGTGTGATCATTTTTTACAGTAACACGTCTTTCGTAGGTTGTTGTTGCAGAACCACCCGTAGGTGTTCCAGTATTTTTATGAAGAATTTGCAAACTACCAGCCGTATTAGTAGTTAAATCATCAGGTGATTCTTGTATTTTAATATTAGACCATTCTAATCCTTCGCCAGGACCAGGGTCAGAAAATTTAAGATGATTAACACCAACAATGTTATGGTTTTTCATATCTAATACATCTTCACAACATACACTATTACCAGCAGCATCCGTGGTTGGAAATCTAATACGTGTATTATCGGTTACAGTAATAAAACCAACTGTATTGCCTTCAGACGGTGGCGTATATGTCAAATATTGTACATCTGATCCACTGCCTGAAGCATTAGTAAATACACGATTAATCGTAGTGTCCTCATAGAGATCTCGGATATTCTCATCCATCTCATTATAAGTTAGCGCACTACCTTTTGTTCCTCTTTTCGTTATTGTCATTGTATTATCCCGTCTTCTCCATAGTATATTCCAATATACGACGATGTTGTTCCTGGTGTATCTTCTAAATAATCAGTCGATACATAATTAAATAAATTTTCTTCTTCAGTTGTTAATGGCTCTGGAAACTGATAACATTGAGCAATCAATGCATCTCTAGCTGATCCTGCTGGAGTGCTTGCGATTTGTGCTAATAAAGATACATAATTTGGTTTAGCCATTCATCACCCCGCAATCACATTACCTGAGCCACCTGCCGAAGCATTTGGAACCCAGCTACCATGACCACTTGTTGAATCACCAATACGATGAACACCTTTACCATTTACTTTTACAGTACTACTTTTACCTACTGCTGTATCTCCACAACCAGTAGAGTCTCCTTCTCTTATCGCGGCCTTACCATTTACGAATACATTAGGAGAACCAGATGCATAAGATGTCTTATGAAACGGGTTGGGGGTGGGACTTGCGTGCCCCTGATGTTGATCTCCTACTCTTGTAATTCCTGGCATAGTATTTCCTAGTTTAGATTAATTGTTCCAGCATCCATATCAATACCACTACCACCGTTAATATCCATTGATGACGCAGTTGTTTTTTGACTACCACTATAATCTTCAGTAACATTACCAGCAACAGTTTCATTAACATTCCCACCGACGTCTTCTGTTACATTACCACCAATCGTTTCTGTTTTATCACCAGTAACATCAATATTCCAATTACCAAGAATAGTTGTATTACAATCTTGGTCGATTGTTAAATTACAAACACCTGTAATATGAACATTATCATTACCAGTTGTTATTTGGAATCGGTTACCATTATTTTGTACAACATCACCATTAGGATGTATCTCTACGAATGTACCAGATGTATGTCTTACATTAATTCTTTCAGCACCGGGTGTATCATCTATTTCAATAATATGACCAGATGTTGTTTGCGTAACTTTATTATTAGGATAGACTGCTGCATAAGCTGTTGCAGGTTCTGATGTTACAGTATCAAGTTCTCGTGTGATGGTGTTCGTACCACGTGCTAACAAGTTTGTATCTATGTAATCTGATTCTAAATCTAGACCATCAGTATCTTGCTGGAACTTTGGATATGTTTCTGAAGGATCTGAAAAACCAGTATCTGCCTTAGGTTTTTCTTCGTAGGTTGATCCGACCGTTCCCATAATAATCGGGTCTTGTGCGCTTTGTCCATCGCGAAAGAATCCAACTACCCATGACCCATTTACTAACCCATGAGTAGTTGTACCAATACCAGATATATTTGCAGAGTTTGTAGGGCCCATGACACTTGCCCAAGGTAATGCATTAGTTTTAATATCAACTAAACTTTCAGTATGATAACCAAATGCTCTTACACGAACTCGCCCTAGCTTTTCAGGATCGTTTATATCTTCTACGACACCTGTAAACCAACAAAAATTTCCACCTTTAAATGCATCACTATTTCTATTCATTATAATTTACCTAATATCCGCGAACCACGGCTTCTTTTTCTGCTTTTCGTATTTCTCTTGGCCTTTGTTTTCTTATTGCTTTTCGAAGAGTTTTTATTCGACTTACCAAGTTCAATATTAGAATCTAAATCAATACCTAAGCTATCTTTTTGTAATCCTACACTACATCTATAATCTGATGGAGAAAACAAATGTGAGACTGATGTTACAATATATGCTCCACCGATATACTTATCAACCAAATTATTTCTTCCAGTAACTCCTACTCCATCGTCAGCCTTTGGCCTAATAACACCAACTCGCATTCCTGCTGATAAATTAAAATCACCATATATTTCAATGTCCAACCCCATAAAACTTAGATTATTATAATAAGATTGCTTATTAAGTAATGAATGTGAAGTCGGTGTATGATAGTTAATATTCTTTTTAAATGACTTAGAATTTAACGGAACATAATATTCTTTATTTGTAGTATATTCATTTATTTTTTTATTATCAAATTCAATGTGTTTACTAAAAGGTATGTTAGTATCTATTTTATATTGATTATCATAAATAAAATGTGTTTGCTTGTATTTTTTTGTTGCAATGTCTATAGTATGTAGTTTAGAAGTATACGAACCATTAGCAATAGAATCATATATTGATCTATTTAACTCAGAATTTAAAGTTAAAATTTTCTTTTCTAGTTCAGAATAACTTGCTTGAGTGTTTGGAGTATTTTGAGAGAAAGTAGCATCATTGTACACTCTATATGTTTCTTCAGATAACATATCGTTATATGATTTAAATTGTAATCCTTCTTGTATGGTTTCATATAAAAAATATGGAGTTCCATCTGAAGAAGAGTTTCTTGTTAACCATGTTAATGCTCCTAGTGGAGAAAGATTCGGATATATACCTTGAATTTGATCTGTTGTGTCAGATATATTTTCAGGATTAAAATCAATTTTATCTTTCAATCCTAAATCGTTAGTAAATATATTAGTTACAAGTTGACCGATAACACCATTAAAAGAACGATTAAGTTTTTTGGTATTACTTACCATTGCATGTTCACTTATACATTCAAAGGTATATCCTTGGAGTCCTGGTTTAGGAGTAGTATGCTCATTAATAGCAGCAATGTAAACTTCAATATCAAATTTGTCTCTTGCTTCACTAAAAGATTTATTTGTATTTGATGTTCTACGGATTTTTATATTTATTTTTTCACCACCAACAACATGACTATTCTCGAGAAAATTCATTCCGTCATATAATCTCATAATTACTTGTATAGACGAACTATGTAAACTTTCAATAATTTCTATTTCTTGTACAAGCCCTTTTATATCAGTAAGACTACCATTCGAAAGAGTACAGTGTACAGAATATATCTCATAACCATCAGGCGATATTGTGCGATTACCATCAGTTTTTGAAGTAAATTTAGCCATTTAAAACATTCTCAAATTCTTCGACAAACGTTAGTATGTATCCTGGATCAATAATTTTTATTTTAGATCGCTTGTCATTTAGATGACGTATGTGCTGTTCATTTGTTATATATGATACACCACCTTCAATTTCTGCAGTATTACGATATCCTTCTCTTAATTCTTCTCTATAGCCGGTAATATATCCACCACTATATACTAAAGGTGCACCATAAGCTGCATTAGTTTGAGTAGTTGCACCAGCTACACCAAAATCATTTAGATCGAGTGATGGAATTTGATTTTTTATTTTCTGATTCCAATGCACATCAGAATAAACATTTTTTAATGGTGCTATTCCATCAGGATTTGTTATTGGTCTTTTATTTGGATCACCAGTTTCATAATAATATGCAGGAGCAGCTGCGTAGTCATAAACCTTATGAATTTGTAAAGAAAATAATGTAAAGCTATCTAATGTAGTTCTTGATGCACTAAGAAATTCTCCAGGCTGAAAATCACCACCTACAATATTATTATCAACTGCACCACCTGCTGGATCAGTGCCGCGAATACCCGGAACAACATCTTGAAGTATGATCTCATTTAAATCTGCGTCCTTACGAACAAGTCGACCTAAGGCTCCTGAAGTTCCACCATATATAAGTTCACCTAATTGTAATACGCCTGAGACAGAGTTTTTTGTTCCTTGCGGAATACCATCTGAATCTTCAACAACATCTGGTTTAAAACATAGTGCTTTACCTGAATAATTTTTTGCAATATATCTTCGAAGAGACTCTTCACTCATCGGCCAAACTTGTAGACCATCATGTAAAAAATCATTAATAATAAAAAAGGTCCAATAAAAATCTGGTGTTCCATATAATTTTTGAGATAAAACATCAGGACGCATGCCATCATGCACTTCATAATCTTTATAGACAGTAACTTGATTTAATTCTTGTAATGTTTCTGGTCGTACGCTACGAAATATGTCGACCATTCTTTCAATATTGCCACTACGATTAAAATTATATTGAAGTGTTGGAAATTGACTAAAAAACATTTATAATCTCCTATAGCTTAAATTTGCTTGCAAGTTTATCAATGGCACTATTAAATCCGCTCTTAGCTTCATTTACTCTACCTCGTATTTCACCTTCTAATGCACCAACTCTGCTTTGTATTTCTTTTTCTATAGAGTCTAGACCAAATTCACTTCCCGGATTGACTAATCCAGGTTCAGGTCCATATAGTTTTTCGCGAGTAATTAATTCTGTTTCTTGGAATGATAACGATACATCGACTTCAGATGGAGAACCATCAGCATGATACATATTAGAACTTGCATTATATGTTGTATTTAACCCTACTAAATATGACTCCATGATTCGAGGCATATAAGAATTTATCTGATCACCATGTAAAAACTGTATCTTAAACGTAGGAGGATATTTTAGTAGTGCACCTTGTCTCGTCGGGTATAGCGCTTTACGAAATAAGTTTTCTATTTGAAAAATTTGATAAGCTTCTTCAGAAGATTCAGCAACCATTTTAAAATTAAAATCAAATGTTCTTAAATTGACAGTATCAAACTGAACGGCAGTATTAGGATTAAGTGCAATACCTTGATTGATAGCTTGTTTTTGTGCTGCCGGTGTTAAATCACCTAATCCTGCAGCATCTAATGCAGCTCCTGCTTTTAATAAGGCTAGATCTTTTTCATTAGTTTGATTAATCTCGGACTGAGTTGAACCAAGAGTATTTAGATTAATTGTACCATAGTTTGCTCCATCTGGTACACTAAATCCGCCAGGAACATATAAATGAATTTTCACAGCTTCAGGCAATGCTCTTTGTACCATTTCAAATGATACATGAGGAAAGCCTTTAAACGAATCTGCTTTTTCTCGTAAAGATTCTGGGTATACGTATATCTTAGTCATTTATTATTCCCGATTTTAAAAAGCCGCGGCAGTATCTGTATCATTAGATCTCCACCCTCTTCTTCGTCTGTAATTTCTTGTTTGATTAGTTGTACTATTATTTGTTACGTCTCCACCTTTATTTTGTACTACAACATTCGTAGGGGAATTAGTCTGAGCTTTTTCTTGCATCATATTATTTTCCGTTGATTCTATATTTAGTTGATCTCCCGCAACCGGTTGATTTTTAGATACAGATGCTCGACCTCTCCTTCTCCCTCTACCTCTACTAGATGTGCTATCAGGTGTTATTGATTCGCTTGAATCAATTGTACTCGTAGATAATTCTGGTTCTGTTATATCTACTTCATATCTTAGTGGATCCGCATCAATATCTTGTTTTGCTTTCTTGGCAGCTTCTTCTTCTGCCGCAGCGGCTGCTTTTTCTTGTAATTCTGCCTTTTTCCTTGAAGCATTATCAGTATCCATTTTTGGTATCTTTGGAATATCTATATCAAACCCAAGGAAGCTAGCAAACTTACCTACAAGGCCCATAATAAAGTTAACAATTGTACCAATAAGATTTACAATATGACCAAATCCATCTTTTAAATATGCAAGACCTAGTAACATTACATCAAAGATAGAAGTAAATCCCATTGCTTCTCGCATTTTTTCCAATGCAAGATATATTAAACCAAAGACTGCAGCAATTGCTAATATAGGTAATAGAATTGGAGCTAAAGCAACTAGCATCGGCGTAATTGCAGCTATCATTCCACTAAATGCAGCTATCATTCCTGGAATAAATGTTGTCATCATAAATACTCTAAATACCTTAGCACCATTTAGTAAAAGTCTTAACGGCTTCATTAATGTGTTACCAAGATTTTTCATCATATCTTTTAAGTGTGCCATCATACTACCAGCATAATTTGTAGCTAAAAACATTTTATATGTTTGTACTGCAGCCATTATTCCTTTAAAAGCTGCATGCGCTGCCTTCAAACCTTTTATAATTTTACCACCAAAGAAGAATATGAATGCACCAGTAAATGCCTTCCATTCTGTACCAAAAGCTTCAAGAGCACCGTTAACATCACCATCTAATAATTTCTTTACGATTTCAAACGCTGTCCCTAGCACCTCAACAAGCCTTCCGACTAATTTTTCCATTAATTCCGGTGCAAAAAGCGCAAGGCCAGCTAATAAACCACCCCCAATAGCAACAGCATTATCTTTTAGAAAACCAGTTAATCCACTAATCCCACCTGATATTTTATCTAATAAACCAGACTGTTTTTCAGCCATTTTATTAGCTTCTCGGCGATTCTCTTCTGTTTCAGCACCGGCTAGAACTCTTTCAATATTAGCTTGTTCTAATTCTATGAGAGAACTATCTCCAGATTCGATAGCTTTTTCTAATCGCTCTTGTGTTGCAATATATGTAGCTCTTAATTCTAGTGCGTTTTGCGCTCCTTCCTCGTCACCTTTCTCGGTTGCTAGAACAAGATCCATTAAAGCTTGCTGTCTATCTTTTTCAGATTTATTATTTTGAGCAATTTTATTTTGTTCTTCTAATTGTTTAGCTAAACGGCCGAGCTCTCCAGAAGCAACACCAGACTCAAGCCGGCTATTCTTCTTTGTTTGATCTTCGGCTTTCATACCCTTTCCGCCGAATCCCTTTACGTCCTTACCACCTTCGAATGCCTTACCACCAAAGCCAGCTTTTAACTGCGCCTCAGACATAATGCTATTCTTCATAGCTTCTAGTATTTCGGGATCTATTTTATCAGCCATAACTCGTTACCTAGTAATTATTTTCCGAACCAATCGTCGATTAAATTTTTACCATAATATAAAATACCTAACCAGACAGTAAATAAAATACCGTCAAAGTATGATAGTGTTTCCCATGCGTTTACCGGATCCATTATTTCTTACCTTTCATTGCTTGTGTACCAAAGAACGCAGCAACAATACCAGCAACAGCTACAAAGTATGTTGGTGCCATATCACCTAATGTTTCTTGTGCTTGATCTAAACCAGCTAGTGATGCAAGAACAACAGCGAATGGATATAATAGTAATCCACCTAATGCAAACCATGTCATGTTACGTTGAGCATCACGCATAGCATCAGCATCTTCTAACTCTTTGCGTTTAAACTCAAGATATAACTGCTCTTCAGCTGCACTTACTTTACCATCACCATTCGTATCTGCTGGATGGAATACTTTTTCTTCTTCAGACATTATTTACTCCTCGCTTGTTCTGCTTTACGTCTTTCATTTTCTTCTTTAATATGTTCTTGTAATAACGCTACATATATCTCACGTTCCCACGGCATCATATTGTCTAATTCCGTGAGACTATAATTATGGTGTTGCATCATCGCAAAGTTGGTCTTATAGTGGTTATATAAGGTATCGTGAGAGAGGCCTAACCAAAAAAATTGTCGAAGCCTCTTAACTCCATCTCATTTGTTTCACCACAAGAAGAACAATCAAAATTCATATCATAAGTTACTGCCGGCATTTCTTCAAAGTACGCTGTTAATTTCTTAAACTGAGCACTATTTAAAGAATCAACAAATTCTTTTACTGCCTTTGTACCTTCGTCCTTTGCTGAATATACTGCATTTGCATCATATATTGATTCAATGCAGTCAACAATCATATTCATAGCTTGCTCAACACTACTTGCTTTTTGATCTTGCTTTTCTAATCCACCTACTGATGGATAACTTAATGTTACACCTATTTCATCAGTTAAAGCAATAACATTATTCTTATTTGTTACAACGGGCATATTAATGTCTTCGAAATTAATTTCCCTATGATTTTCAGCTTCACAATGCTTACATTTAATTTTTATTTCTGTCGATTCACCAACAGACTTTCCTCTTAATTGCAAAAATAATGCTTCTAAATCAAACATTGCTAATTTATTTACATTAATGTCGTCATATACACATGCTTTGATTACATCTTTTAAAGCTCTAAGTATTTGACTTTGATCTTTTGATTCCATTGCAATCATTAAAATCTTTTCTTCTTTTACTAAATAAGGCCTATATTCAATTTCCTGATTTAGTGATGGAATGACTGTTCTATACTTCGCAGCATTCAACGTTGGTAAAGCCATAATATTCTCCTAATAATATTAAAATAATGAACTAACTGTTGTAAAATTTTTCAATCCGCTTTGCATTTTATCTGGTAATAATCTTTTCACTTCATTCGGTAATGCTGATATTGCGCCAGATATAGATGAATCTATAAAATTTTGTGGTACATATCTATCGTATGCAAATGTAACTTGTAATCTTTGAAATGCATTCTCAGATTCGTTGTTTAGAGCAAGTGCTCCTATTGATATTGGATACGCGTTAATTAATTTAACACCGTATATATTTTTATCAAAGGTATTTAATTGCTGTATTACAATATCTGTTTGATAATTCTTTTTATAACCTAATTGATATTTTTCTGTATCAACAATTGATGACATCCAAGTCTCCATCATATCTTTCATATAATAATCGTTTGTTAAATAAAACGTCATTGTGACATCATCATCAATAAATCCATTAGGTAATTTTAATGTTTCTTTTTCTGCAGAAAAATCTAGGGTATTAAGACTACGACCAGGTAATGTTGCTGATTCAGTAAGAAACGCAATATCTCTTGGATCGTTTATTAAACTCCTAGCATTAAAAGTTTCGTTGGCAATACGACCAACAATATCAAGTGGGTTTAAATTAATTAACGATTGAGTAGGTGGAGTAAAAATTGTCAAAAAGCGATTGGTCTTTGCAAGACCTTGTCTCTTAGTAACAATTGCTTTAAAATCGTCGATTGATTTTGCCATTCTTATTTACCTGTATATTGTTTGCGAGAATATCTCCAAACAGTTTCCGCTTTAACTTTCTTAAATTGTTCTGTTGGTAAAAAGATTGCGATTTCCCATTCAGTCATCGGAACTCTTACCATTCTACCTTTTATTTGACTTGTTAAATAATGTTTAAAACAAGGTTGAAACTCTTTATATTTTTTTACACCTTTTAACAAATCATATCGCATCTTTGTAAGACGAGAATTTTCACCAACTTTTTTCGGTGCAGTCTTCATTAACTCATCTAAAAATCTTGCTCTTACACCTGGTGCTAGGTAATGTAAATTTAATCCATAGAAACCACCTTCAGCTGGCTCAACCATAATAATTAATGGGAACCGATCATAATATGGTAGTGTAGCTTTATGCTTTGGATCATAAAAGTACATGTACATGTTACCAGCTATTTCTTTTGTTGTAGGATCAAGTGCATCATCTTTTAAAAGACTACGACGATCTACATCACCTAGTTTAGCGACATTTTTACGAAACCAATTCTTAGATTGATCTGTTCTCGTTTTAATGCCAGCTCTAAAAGCCTGTGCTTGTAGTGTATCAAATAGACTTGCCATACCTTTATTTATATCCAAAAATAGTGTACTTTTACACGAAAGTGTGTTATAATAATATAGTTACCCCGGAGGATAGAGGTATACTACTTTTTCTTCTTCTTTATAGGACCACCGACTAATTTTATTCCAAGACTTTTAAGAGTATCTTCAGTCCAGACTTCAAACTTCCAACCACGATCTTCTGCATATTTCTGTGCAGCATTCCATTTATCAGTATTTTTAATATAAGTAGTTACCTCATTAATATATCTTTTAGTCTGACGTGCAGGTTTTTTAGGAGGGGCTGTTTCTTTCTTTGGTTTGATTTCTATAAGTATGATATCACCATTATCCATTTTAATAAGTAGATCTACAAAATAACGATGATACTTTTTATCGACTTTATATTTGTATGGCACAACAACTTCTTCAGAGTTCCAAGCAACAACCTTCGAATTATTCTCACACCATTTAAATGCTTGTCGTTCCCATAAAGATCTATACGTAACTTTACTTGGATCACCTACATATTTTTCTGGTTTTTTTATTTTGTATCTACCTGAATAAGCCATAACATTATTTATAATAAAAAAAGAGGACCCATTGCGAGTCCTCGGTTTGGTTTACGCTTTTACTTGCTTTACGTATTTTACACCACGATAGATATATACTAGTTCTTTCATCGTAATTCTCCTTGTTCGGATTATACGATTCGTTTTGACGCATGAACCTATGCGAGTCGATAAAGATGACCACTCTATATTATATATAAAAAAAGGAGCCCCGAAGGACTCCTTTAAAGGGTGGTATGGTTCCAATGTTAGACGCAAAGCCCATACTTCTTATTGGCCCGTAGGTTTTACTACGGTGTTTAACTCTCTTGAGCTAGCTTAGCAAAGTAGCTAAGAGTATCATCTTCTTCAGCTTCAGCTGTATTACCTACCGGAGCAGATTCAGCAGCCATGACTGGTTCAGCAACCGATTGAGCTACTACAGGTTCTGCAGCAATAGGACCAGCTTCTACACCTAGAACCTTATTGAACTTAGCTTTCAATTCTGCATAAGACTTATAGTTTTCAGGCTTAGTAAAATCAGTTAAAGAATGAACCTTAGAATATACTTCTTCTAGTTTATCTTCATCCGAATTAAATAGAGCAGACTGAGAACCAAACTCTGACTTGTCGTAGTTAACCCAACCTTCAACCTTACGAATCTTAATCTTAAAGTCAGCACCTTCCCAGAAATCATAAGGGTTGACAGGATCTTCATCTTGGAATTGAGGTTGCATTACATCCATAATCTTATCAAAGATTTTCTTACCAAACTTATAAAGGAATACTTTACCTTCATTCTCTGGGTTAGAAGGATCCGAGATAACAAGGATATTTGAAACATAATGTAAACGACGCTTACGTTCACGAGCAAGTGCTTTATCTTCATCTCGACCACTATTCCATAGAATGGTGTTTGCTTCTGAAACTGGATCATCCTGTCCAATAGAAGTCAATGAGTTTTCGATATACCACATACCGGTTGGACCTTGAAAACCATGATCCCAATAACGAGCCCACGGTAGATCTTCACCTTCCTTAGGCGGAAGGAAACGAACTACTGCATAGCCATTACCAGCTTTATCGCGTGAGGGTTTCCAAAAACGGTCATCACCGTATGATTTTGTTTCTGCTTTTTGAGATACAGCTTCTGCTGCTTGAACGAGTTTGTCAATGGACGAGCCACGACTAGATTTTAAATTACTTAAAGACATATTTTTTCTCCGATGTATGTTTTGTATTGTCTGAATTATCCACTTTATACATAATATAGATTATATTATAACACATTATCACTAATTTGTAAAGGACTTCATTACAATCTTTTTCATTTTGTCTCGGTCAATCGAAACGTATGGATCGTATTTATGAACTTTACGTGAGATATCAGGCCACATGATAGTCTCGGTTATTTGTTTATCTGCCCTATCAATAAACCTTGTGAGTTTATTTAGTATGACCACAGTTTCTAAACAAATTTCTTCTTGCATGAATGCTTTAATAACTACTGGGTATTCGTTATCTTGACACTCTAGCAATTCATCAAATGAGTTGACCATTGATGATAATATATTTATATCATTTTTAAACCTATACGATAAAGATTCATGTACCTTCATCATATCATTATAGTTAGCTTCTCCATCAGGACCTAGCATATCACCTACATATCCTACATCCTTTATAAAGTTAGACACATAATACTTAACAAGATCTTTACCGTATGTCTTACCCAGCTTAGCAAAGAAATACTTGTCTCTACGTTTAAAGAAAGATTGAGGATTCACCCGAGTCTTATAACGGTACTTAACAGCATCATACCCATCTGTTTCAAAATGTAGCTTTAATGCGTTATACAGTTTATAAGACTCGAATGGATCCATTTTACTTAAGGCAAGACTCATATAGTGCTTCTAGGTCTTCCATTTCTGCAGTGGCTTGAGCAAGAGTTTGTTTATGATATACTCGAGCCAGCTTATTTAGATACTTCTTATCGATATCAACTTTATCATTTAGTTCTTCAATTGCTTCTTTGATAAAAGCTTTTTCACCTTCGATACGAACCATTGAATTAGAAATTTCAGTCATTGCATCTTTAATGGTCTTACGATCTGCGGGTGATGATGGAATAATAATACTCATTGTTGTTTCCTTTGTTGTTTAATTAAATAGTTTTGGTACATACTCTGTTTCTAAGATCACTTGAACTAAACCGATGATCTCGTTTATTAAAGTACAAATCAATATCACGCTTACGACATATATCCTTACCGGTAAAATCTTTATCACGATACTCTTCACCTAGTATACGAACATTAATAGCATACATTGATAATATATCTTCAAGGTCTTGCTCTGTTCCGTATGGAATAATCTCGTCTACATAACCGACTGCTTTGAGTTGTGTATAGCGTTCAATAATGGTTTGTACAGGTTGATTCTTTTCTTTTCTATCAAGACTAGGATCTACTTGTAATCCTACCAATAAGTAATCACAATGGTTTTTTGCTTCACGTAACATTTGTACATGACCAGCATGTAATAAATCAAATGTACTACAAGTAAATCCTACTTTCATAATGGTAACTTATTTCCTGTTTCTACTTTTATTAATCTTAATTCAGCTGCTTCTACTTCAAGCTTTTGTTTAATGGAGTCTGATAGTAACCTTTTTACATTTGCATAGTCCATCATTCTTTCTTCAGCTAAGTCTGTAATAGCATCAATATAACTTAGCCGTTTAGTTATAACAATTGATTCAACTGCAGCAGAGAATCGTTTCTTTGTCATGATTTTATAATCTTCTAATTCACTCAATTCATAACCCTCAGTAATATACAATCCTTGTTGATTCGACCAGCTGGAACACTGACCTTCGTGGTGAGTCCCTTAAAGACATTATCAATCTGCTTCTGAGTCTTCTTAAGAATCTGTGGTAGTATATCATCAGGCTTTCGAAGGCCACATGATCTACTCAATGTAGTATCAAAGTTTTTAAGTGTTGAACCTGATACCATAAACCCTGCAGAGTTATCTGTAACGAACTCTGTAAGCTTCTTTTGCTTAACGTTATAGACATATAAGACCTTAGCGCCTGGGATCTGAATAGGACTGATGGACGCTAGCTTACTAGCATTATCATCTTTAAGATAATTAAGCTTAGCTACTTGCTTATCAGATGCTTTAGGTTTAATAGCACGTGTCTTACGTACAGCCTTATTTGCCATTTGAGTTTTTTCGATATCAGATAAAACTGTTTCGAGTTGCTTGATGGCTTTCTTTAGTTGTGGTCTTGACCAATGTGAATAACCTTCCACAGCTTGTTCACAGTCTTTATTGTATGCATCATTTAATTCATCATACAATGGCTTTACCTGATCAGCAAACATTTTAACACCAGGACCTTTAATACCATGTCGCTTAATCGCATTGAATGCGTCAAACGTAGAAGAGAAATTATCATCAAGCCAAGGTTCAATAACAGTTTCATCAAACTCAGCATAGAGTGTTTCCATCATTTTAGTACGCATACGATCTTGAATCGATATAACTACCTTAGGTTCAGCCGTATCTTCTACAACTTCTTCTGCAATTTGTTTACCGATATCAATAAGAGCTTTAATAGAGTTTTCAATAAGAGTACGTTCATCAGAGTGATAATTAAAACCAGTAAAGTGAATAGCAGTTAGCTTAGAGACTGGTAGGAACTTATCATCTTTAACTTTCTTTAAGTTACGTAGATCATCTTTGGAAACTTTTAGATATTCAGTTGCATAACTAATAGCATACGCTTTAAAGTCTTTACCACTGAACTTGTAATTAAACCAGTTTGCAGCTTTACTCCACGCATTCCAATAGCCATTGTAATCTTTATCTAGATCGGGGGTGGTGGTTGCATCAAAGACTGGCATTGGACCAAGGTATTGACTTTCAATTGATGTTCGATTCTTTCTGCCTTTGGCACGTTGCTTATCTAATTGTACTGACATATCTGTCTCCTATATAATAACTATATTATATCATACTTTTAAAGTAATGTAAACAATTATTTTCCAATGTGTTTAATATCGCTGTTTGGAACTACTTGATACGCACCTTTGTTAAAAGCAATTGATACAGTATATTGCGCTGAGATTTCTTTTTTATAAGAATCATCCTGTACGGTATTTTGAGGTGGCGTAAGAGGAGCAGACTTATATTCTTGTCTATCCTCATAAGATGGATGTACTGACTTTACTTCCATTGGCTTAAATTCTGGCTTATACTTTTTAGTAGTATTAAGTGCCTTTGATTTACGCTTACGACCATGTATGTCATAACGCAATGAATTAGTATACATCATATCATTCGTCCTGCATAGATTGATATGATTCGTATATCGAAGATCCTTTAATGTAATCGTTTACTTCCTTGTCACTGTAATACATGCTTTCTTCGCTAAACGCATCAAGATTTTTTGGTGCATGTTGACCAGCCTTTTTAACAGCTTTAGTGAGAGCTCGTGTTTCTTGGAGCGCTTTACGTTCAGAGACTTTTTGTTTCTTCACAACATTTTTGTGAGCTTTTTTGATCATACGTAAACGTTGAGCTTGAGTAAGAGGTTTTGTCATAATGTAATCCTTGTATAATATAATGTGTATTATAACACAGTTTTAAAGCAATGTAAACAGTTTTTTACAATTATTTTTAAAAATTATCTTCACATAGTAAAGTAAAATCATTAGGTGTCATTCCGGAAATAAGAAACTCGCGTTGGTCTGCAGTTAGATCAGGAAAAACATCTTGAACGAGAGTGTTTGTATTCTCGTATATATCAAGTTGCTTTTGAGTTACTGGTAAGTCCATTGACTTAACTTCATCGGTAATAATGTTTGTTCTATATACTAACATAATTTAGTCCTTCTCAATAGTGATTTTGTAAGTGTTTCCGTTTTCGTCCATAACCTTAATGGTACGCTTTAATGATACAAGGAAGCCTTCTTCAGGATCCAAGTCCATGTGAGGACCACTTACATCATGGATAATTGCATCATCAACTGATGATTCGACAAGTGCATTCTTAATGCGATCTGATATAAAGTCATTGTATACTGGGTTCATAATATATTCTCTTTCCAAATTAATTCAATTAGTTTTGCTTCAAGTTTGTAAGCTTCTTTTTCCCACGGAAGATCTACATACTTTGTATTTTCTGAAACGGTTTTTGTTTTCCAACGCATGCCGTATGCACTCATTTCATTCCTTGCAAATTGTTTTACATGTACCATTTCGTGAATAATGGTTGAAACAAAATCTTTTAGTGAAACGTTTTTATTCACATCGATAATAAAGCTTCTGTTGCTTTCGATAATATTACAGTAACCGTACTCATCTTTTTTCATTTTACGTAATATGACATCAATACTTAAAGAAGACATTCTATTAAGGCCAAGCTTTTTAATAGACCATGCTACGGTTTTTTGCGCCAGAGCTCTTTTGTCTTTGGTAGAACCTGTAACATGAATAAGCATAATGTCTCCTTTGATTAATTTATATAGCTATTATACTACATATAAGCACGTTTGTACACCTTTAAGTGAGACCAAAACTAAATAATTGGTCACGTCCCGTAAATAGTTATCTCTTCTTCCTTACCTTTTACATGGATCTTGCCTATTTCTGGGCAAGAATCTGGGTCTTCTAATTGATCTCGAGTATAGGACGATATGATAGTCTTATACTCTTTATATTCATGGCGAGCTGCTGTCGCCTCTAATCTTGCTGCAAGGTTTACAGCATCACCGATAACTGAGTAATCGAACCTTGATTCACTACCCATATTACCTACAATGCAATCACCCGTATTAATACCAGTGCCGACGTTTATATCAGGTAGTCCACGTTCCTTATAAACTTCTTTTAATTCGTTTGTTTTAGCTTCTATCTCTCTTGCTGATTTAACTGCCATATCAGCGTGATTAGGACAATCTAATGGTGCATTCCAAAACGCCATAATACAATCACCCATATACTTATCGATTGTACCACCATTTGCTAATATAATCTTTGTCATCGCATCAAGGAACTCATTGACCAATTCAACCAATCCTTCTGGATCATCGTTATTTTTATAGTGTTCTGATATGGGGGTGAAGCCACATATATCCATAAAGAGGAATGTCATCTCCTTACGATCACCACCAAGCTTTAATAGCGATGGATCCTTCTGCAATGCATTCACCATATCAGGTGATAGATATGTACCAAACTGCTTCTTAATTTGTTGACGTAAAACAAACTGTTTATAGAAGTTATTAAATGAAGCACTCATAAATGTGATTATAAATAATACTATAGAACAGAGTGGTGATAATAATATACTATTCTCTGTCCATATATACCAATAACCATAAGTTAATGATGATGTGAGAACAACAAATAATGAACCAGAAAACCATACCGGACTATAATATACGGCAAGTAGAAGAAGTACAGCTCCAACTGCCATTCCCACAATCTCCAGAAGATCCGCCCACACGGGACGACGAAGAGTTTCTTGCGCCATTAAGGTGGAAATTGAAGCAGCTTGCAATTGATGAGCAGAACGCAATCCAGTTGACGTTGGAATCTGAGCAGCTAGACCTTTGGCCGTTAGCCCCACCAGAACAGTACGACCTTTCAGATCAGGTAGAGATACATTGGACACGTAGTCTATTTCCGTAAACTTATAATTAGGATTGATCCACATAGAACCATTCGCATCTGTTGGTATTCTAAATGGCCTTAATATAATTTCTTCGATACCTATTTCATTTACCTTTACAGTATAAGATGGTTTACCATTCATGACTCTTATTGTTTCAAGTGCGAGTGATGGATATAACTGATCGTTTATTTGAGAGATCAAAGGTATTCTTCGTACCACACCATCGACTTCTGGCATGCCGTTAATTAAACCATGACCCCACGCACCTTCTTCTAGTGATGGTATATTAGTGACAAGACCATCGTATTTAATAACCCAATCAAGTGGATCACCTCTACCAAAGATAGCAGTGCCGACATAAGGTGCACTTGTACTTCTACCAGAAGGATCAGCATCTTGCGATAATATAATACCATTGTCTTTAATCCACGAGGCGAACACTTCATCACCCCCGAATCTATCTTCTTCTGGAAACATCATAGTGAATGCAATCATACCAGCATTAGCGTTACGCAGATCAGATATCATTTGAGCATATGTTTGGCGAGGGAATGGATACTGACCTAATGAACCTAATGACTCTTCTGATATATTAAGTAACACTATATCGTTTGATTCTTTTAAAGGTATCGATTTAATATATTGATCAAAGACTGTTAACCTTAACTCTTGTATTATATTAGAGTCATTAACTCTTAAACCGATTAAACATGCTACGATTATAAATGTAAACCAAATGGAAGTTATATATTTCATTGCTGTAATACCGATATTGAACAACCGTTAGGGTTTAAACAGTTTTGAGTTAAACTATAAGATTGATTAAACGCACTATCTTGATCTA